GGATGCGGTACGTTTACTTCTATCAGTTCTGCTGATGGTTTTTCTTCAAATACATTTTTGTTATCTACTACCGAAACTTCAGCTGGTGGCTCGCAAGCGGAAGATGCTGAATCAATTCGTTATAATGCGATTCGCGGATTTACAGCGCAGAACAGAGCTGTTACTGCTGAAGACTTTATTTCTTTAATCAAGGCAAACTACCCTTCGATTGAAACTGTAATCGCCTACGGTGGCGAAGAGTCAGTTCCAAAATTATATGGAAAAGTTATTATCTCTGCTAAACCAGTTGGCGGAGAAATGCTTTCTTCTAGCATAAAACAAAGCATCTTGACTTTCTTAGAAGATAAGACACCAGTATCGATTGAACCATTAATAGTTGATCCTGAGTATTTGTATCTTGATATTATTTCTCGCGTCAAGTACAACATAAGCGCCACAACAAAAACACCATCTCAATTGGTGTCAAATGTTATTACTGCCATCACATCTTTTAATACAAGTTATCTATCAGACTTTGGCTCTGATTTAAGGTTCTCTAAACTGTCTGCTGCTATTGATGCTGCTGATGTATCAATCATTTCAAACGATACACAAGTTCGTATTTCTAAGCGCATAACTCCTACTCCTCTTGTTAGCTTTTCTTCTAACTGGAGTTTTGAAAATCGATTACATGATGAAGATATAAGATATGTTTTACCAGTTGGCCATGAACCAATCGTATCTTCAACCGCATTTGTTTATGACAAATATACTGCTTATATTAATGACAATGGTGTTGGAACTCTTTATATTTACACCATAAATAATGGTAATACTACAGTTCTAAATAATAATGTCGGTACAGTAAATTATGAAACAGGCGAAATTAAAATTACAAATTTAATTGTTGATTCTTATGATACTGACAGTATTAAAATATACGCAAGAACTGAAAATGCTGATATTGATACGCTAACAAATAAAATATTACTAATTGATAACGAAGATATTTCTGTCGTTGTAACTGGAATTCGCATCTAATGAAAGACCTTGAGAAGTTAATTTCTCCACTCATTGAAAGTCAGTTTCCTTCTATCTACCGAGAAGAAGGACCAACTTTCGTTGCATTTGTTAGAGCATATTTTGAGTGGTTAGAACAAACTAATCAAGTAATCTACGACGCTCGTCGACTACCAACTTGGCGCGATATTGATACTACTCTTGATGAGTTCGTAGATTATTTTCGTAAAAAATACATGCATGGTATTCCGCTTGATGTTGCTGCAGATAAACGTCTTCTACAAAAACACATCAAAGAATTATACTCTTCTAAAGGCACAGAACGTGGTTTAGAATTATTATTCCGCGTTTTATTCAACGAAGACATTAACGTCTATTCTCCTGGAACAGACGTAATCCGTGCATCTGATTCACAATGGCTTGTTCCAAGATACTTGGAGCTAGAATATAATGCAAACATTGCATCATATATCGGTAAAACGATTACTGGTCGCATTTCTGGGGCGACAGCTTTCGTAGATGATTATAAAGTATTTGTAACTGGTAATCAGCGCCACGATATTTTGTATATTACTGACATTGTCGGAACATTTGCGGCAGATGAAGAAATTATCAATTTAGATGTAATAGACGACTTGGGCATCGAAGTTACAGATAGTCCAAAAGTTTACGGATCACTTTCTAGCATTCAAGTTCTCGGTAGCTCTCCTGGTTTTTCTCTTGGTGAACTCGTCAACGTTGTTGGCGGTGATGGTGTAAATGGTCAAGCCATTGTAACTGGTCTGCAAAGACTACAAGGTGTTGTAACTTTTGACATTAGAAATGGTGGTACAGGTTTTACATTAACTGCTTCTGAAACAGTTACACCATCACTAGGCGAAACGCCAACCAGCGTTGCGTCTTTTGATGTTGGATCATTAAGCAATACAAGCACAATTGACTTGACTTCTACGCCAATTACTAACGCGCTTAGTATTCAAATTAATGCTGCAGCCCCAGCTTATACTGCATTTTCATCAAATACATCTGCAACATATTTGACTGCGTTTAATGGTATTTTTACATTAAACACCTACACTTATGGTACAATTGCTACATTAACAAATATTAATCCTGGTGGTGGTTATCAAGCAAACGTAAACGTAGCAATCGTCGATAATTTAATTTATCCGCTTCGTCTGTCTGATGGAGCTGGCGGATTCCTCGGTTTCAATGCAAATATTGCTGGCGTTTCTGGTAGTGGTCCTGGTGCTGTTTCTACTGTATCCATCTATAATTCTGGTGTTGGCTACACTAACAATACGACTGTTTCGCTAACAAGTGTAACGAATGCTTCGCATGTTGCAACAGGTACAATTGATTATCTTGGTCAGGGTAAGGGCGAAGGATTCTTTAAATCTACTCGCGGTTTCTTAAACTCTGACAAGTATATTCACGACAATTATTATTACCAAGAATATTCATACGAAGTTCAAGCTGTTACTGCGTTTAACAAGTATTCTAGCATTCTTCGTGATTTGTGGCATCCAGCTGGTATGGAAAGATTTGGTAGAACTGTAATTCAATCTGTTCCTGTTTCTCGTGGAACCACCCTAGAAGCTCTAATTGATTATCTAGAAACTCAGTATCTAACTTCTACTTCTACAACACTTACGACTTCTACTGGTGTTACAACAAGCAGATTTACAGAAACTGCTGGCGCGACTACAATTGCGACGGAGTATCTAACCACATCTGCATATGGAACTTCGTTCTTGACAAAGCGCGAAACTGCTATCGATACCACATTCGAAACAGCAATTTCGACCTCTACAACAACTGCATTTAGCACGTTAATTACTACTGCCACTGCAATTAATACTGCTGTAGGAACAATTGTTTATACAAGCACAACGTATGCTGGCCAAGAAGCTAGAGATACAGCTACGACTAAGAGTACAGCTACAGTATATGATACTAGTAGAAGCACTAAATTTGCTACTGCGTATGCGACTGGCACATCTAAAACAACTGCTACCAGCTACGGTACTCTAAGCGGTGTTGCTGCTACTAACTTCCAAACATCTGTTGTAACTAACTTCTTCACAACAACTGTGTTTGATACAAGTATAACTGCAGATACAACATTTACAACTTCCGCTAGTGAAACTGGATTTGTCAATCAAAATGCTGCGATAGCGGATGCTGCTGCGAAAGGATTTACATTTGATGATTGTATTTTCCTTAATGACGCTCCTCCTGGAGTCTGGTCTTACTCTTGTTCAAAAGAAGTTACAGTATCAGAAACTTCTGCTTTTGCCACGTCTAGAAGCACAGCTATCAACTCAAGTTATTCTACCACATACGATACAATTTTTAATACCAGTGGCGGAACTCTAGTCAATACAACAATTAATACCACTACCAATTACAATACTGATACTACGATTGATACAACTCGTACTACAAAATTTGATACTAGTGTGTCCACAACAACAACGTATGACACAAATACGTTAGTAGATACAGCCATAACAATTGATACTCTACCAGTAACTGCTACTGTTACCAGCTACTTTACAAATACGACCACCACGTTTGATACTAAGATCTCTACAGACAGTGGTGCTGGTACAATAGTTCAAACTGCATATGCGACGACCAGAGCCACTCGAACTGCTGGCGTAACAACAACTGTATTCTTAACAGCGTACGCAACAAAGATTGCGACTACAACTGCGTATGCTACTTCAAAAGATACCACAGTCGACACGCAGAAGTTTACTGGCACGACATTTATGACAAATCTGTTGACTACTATCAACACGATTTATGATACTTCGTTCCAAACTGAGTTTGCAACTTTTTACAATACCAAGTTCAAAGACACGACTTTAGACACAGATGTAACTACGCTGACAAATAAACAAACTGATATCATTACTAAGGTTGCGACGTCGCGTCCAACAGATGTTCAGACATATTTTACAACTGGCGAAGTATTGACAACAGTTGCAACTTCTTATGCAACTAATAAAGATACTTCTAAGTCGACAGATACATTTAAGCAAACTGCGCTTGGTACAGCATATTCAACTGCAGTTTCAACGGAAACAGGTACTTCAAAATCTACAAACACTACAACTGAATATTTGTCTGATACAAATTATAGAACTGCTAAGTACACCGATTCAGCATTTGCCACTAATTTTTTAACAGCGACTGCGTTGTATACTTCTACAACGATTGATACTAAGTTTGCAACTCAAACGTCAAAATCTACTGCATATGGTACTGGTAAAACGACCACGACTGCATACGATACAACAACGACATTTGCCACTGCAACAAATAAATCTACGTCATCAGTTTTTGACACTATAACTGCATATGCTACATCGACTAATAAATCTACAACAAGTACATTTAACACAACGACAGCATATGTAACTGCTACCAGTAAATCTACAACTTCTGTGTTTAATACTCAGACCATATTTGATACTGCCATTGCGACCACTACTGTGTTTAATACCGACACAACTATTGCGACTGCAACGTTGGTTTATACAGACACAAATCGTTCTACTAAGCGTCTAACTAACTCGGTTTACGATACCTCGACAGCGTATGCTACGACGACTTCTTACACTACGAAATATGATACTGCTTTTGATACGTTCTTTAGCACTAATACTTCAAAGATTACCGAACGCGATACTTCTACAAGTAAAGAAACTTCTGCTTCAACGGCAACAAGTAAACTAACAACTACTGGTAGCGGTGCGTTTACTTCTACAACATATAATACTACGTTTGATACAGCATATCAAACTGTTTTCTCAACACAAACTTCTGCTTTAACAGCAACAAGTAAGTCAACTGATACGACTGGCGCCACTTCAAAAGCAACGGCGACTTCAAAATCAACGACCACGTTGTTTAATACAACTACTGTGTATGGTACAACAATTGAAACTAATACTACTGGTTCGACCACTAAGTCTACAAGCACCAGTGCTCAAACAAGTAAAGCCACAGAGACAACCAAAGAAACGTCAAAATCTACTGACACCACGATCTCTACTGCGTTTAATACAACAACGACGTATCTAACACAAATTGGTACTAATAGATTTACCAGTACTTCGAGAAGCACGACGACGACGTTCAATACAGCATACGCAACAACAACTGCATATGATACGACTACAACTTTCTTGACTGTATTTAACACCACAACAACGTTTAATACTACAACAACGTTTGATACAACGTTTAATACTACAGGTTCTACGTCTAAATTAACTTCTAAGACGACAGGGACTTCTAAGTCTACTTCGACTTTATATGATACTGCGTATGCCACTACGACTGTGTTTAACACTACAACTGCATACTTAACGTTGTTTAATACAACTACCGCGTTTAACACGACAACAACGTTTAACACTACGTTTAATACATCTGCAGCAACAAGTGCGACGACTTCTAAAGCAACGAGTACTTCTAAATCTACAACTACGATTTATGTTACTGCATATGATACCACTTTTATCGATGCAGAAACTAAAGAAGAGGTTACAATAGAAACGGGTAGGAGTACTTCTAAGTCGACTACGACTGTGTTTAATACAACGACAGCATTTGTAACTGCATATAATACTACGTTTGACACTACAAATTCTACATCTAAGTCTACTGCTACTTCGAATTTAACTGGAACATCTGCTTCGACTTCTAAGTCGACTTCTACCAGCAAATCAACAGATACCACAATTGGTACTTCTAGATCTACCACGACGTTGTTTGATACAACTACGACTTATGTGACCACGTATGATACAACGTTTGATACTGTGGTTTCTACTTCTAAAGCGACTTCTACTTCTAAAGCGACAGAAACAGCTGCTTCAACTTCTAAGTCTACTGGAACCAGCAAATCAACCGATACCACAGTTAGCACATCTAAGGCAACAACTAGCGTGTTCGATACTTCGACTGCGTTTGAAACTGCATATGATACTAACAAAGCGACTGCCACTTCTCGTACTACCGCATACGCGACTACGACTGGTTTCGCTACAATCTATGCGACGCTAACAACTTATGCTACTGTGTTTGATACCACAACCGCATTCAATACAGTGTTCGCCACGGCTTCGACATTTGATACTTCTGCGCTAACTGGAACAAGTAAATCAACTTCTTCTGTGTTTGATACTACGACTGCGTTTAATACAACGTTTGCAACATCAACTATATTCGATACAGTTACATTGTTCCAAACAAATACTGCGCGCGACACCGCCATTAGCACAACTGGATCAACGAGCAAGTCTACTTCAACTTCTGCGCTAACCAGCACAGTATTCAATACATTAACATCATATGTTACAGTTTACAATACTCAGTCATTATTTGATACAGTATTCTTAACTACAACAAGTAAAGGAACTACGTTCGAAACTACGAAAGGAACATCGAAGTCTACTGATACTACCATAAATACAGCAACGATTGTTCAAACTGATTCAACTTTCTCGACAGTATATGAAACAATTTCTATTTACGATACTGCTACTGCATATTCGACATCAACAAGCAAGTCGACTGATACTAAGATCGCTACAAATATAGCGACTGCGACTTCGAAGTCGACTTCGACTGTATTTAATACAGATACTGCTATTGATACCGCTACGACCAAGTCTACCAGCACGGTATTTGATACTGATACCACCAAGATCAGCGCAACTGTTGCTTCTACTTCTACAGTATTCAATACTGATACAACTAAGTCTACTGCCACAAGTAAATCGACATCGTCAGTTTATGATACGACAATAACAACAGCGTATAATACTGATACCAGTAAATCAACGACTTACGCAACTCAGACTAAGAGCCTAACAACTATTGTAACCACTTATGATACAGCTTTAAATACTACAATTTCTACCAACAAAGAAACATCAACAACTAAAAATACAACTTTTGATACGAAGTTCTATACAGATACGCTGTTTAATTTGACTGGAACTGTGTTGAATGCTACGCAATATACAACAGCGATTTCTACTAAGTTTAATACTCAGAAGTCTACATCAACCGCTATAAATACTTCGTCAGCCACTGCTTATGTAACAGTTGTTGATACAGATACCGTTTTTGACACTGTCATTGACACAGTGCTAAACACAAACCCATAAGGTACATAAATGAGTAAGCTATTATCTAAATTCAAAAGAAATACAATAGATGAGTTTATCAATTCTGTTGATAATCAAAAAGTTTCTGCTCTCGCTATTAGCGCAGCTGGTGGCAGTTATGTCAACGCAGAAACAGTTAGCTTATTCGGTGGAACTACGTTTACAGTCACTGTCAATGCCACCGCCAATGTTACAGCAGCTACCCTAGTCACCAAAGGTGTTTATAACAATAATGTTCCTAACTCTGCCATCTACGCGACTGGCGGGAGTGGTACTGGTCTAAGAGTCAACGTTTCTTTCGAAAACGAAAATAACTTTTATGTGTTTGTTGGTAAACAATCTGAATATCCAACGAGCGATGTTTCAGCTGAAGTAGAGTCAGAAACTGATTCCTTCTATGATATCTGGAACGAAATGATGTTTGGTAAAAAAGCCAACTTCAAACGAATGGTTCCAAAATACACATGGACCACTAGCACAGTTTACACTCAATATGACGATCAGGCTGAATTAAAAGATACTGACTTCTTTGTTATTACTGATACACGTGACGTGTTCAAATGTATTTCAAACAATGGTGGCGCAAATTCTACTATAAAACCAACAAAGAGCGCGACCTACATTGGAACGCCATTTCAAACAGCAGACAATTACAAGTGGATGTACATGTATAATGTCGCTCAATCTGATAATCTAAAGTTTACAACAAACGAATATATCCCTGTAACACCAGACGCGATCGTTGCTAACGCAGCAGTAGATGGCGGAATATTTCATATTATTGTTGAAGCTTCTGGTGCAGATTATCCGAATCATACTGGTGCGATTACAACGACTGGCAATAACAATGTAGTAATTATTGCAAACACAGCTAATACAACTTCGAACTATTACAGAGATAGTGCGATTACTGTCACAAATACTAGCGGAAATACATTCGTTCGTAAGATTGGTACATCTAATACAGCATATGGTATTACAATTACTGACTCGTTCCCAGCTGGATTCTTATCAAATACCTGTACATATTCTATTGGTCCATTGTTAACAATTACTTCTAGAACTGGTAGTAATGCTTCTGCATATGCTGTAATGAATTCAACAACTGGCGCAATTACTCGCGTAAACATGGCACAATATGGTACTGGCTATAAAGATGCTACTGTCACTGTAACTGCTGGAACCAACCTTGGCTCTGGCGGTGAATTGAGAGCAATTATCTCTCCAGATGGCGGACACGGTAGTGATGTTTATGACGAATTATATTGTGATGCACTTGGCGTACATTGTTTGTTTGACGAGTACGTTGGAGCCAATACTTTTAACGCAGACGTGACTTATAGAACTGTTGGTTTGTTAAAAAATCCGACATATTCTAACGGAACTTTATATGCTGCAAACACATTTAATCAATTATGCACTATAAATATAACAGGTTCTGGAACAGGAACTTATGCAAATGGTGAAGTGGTAACAGGTAGTATTTCTACCGCTTCTGGTAGATACGCATTTGCTAACTCATCAGTCATGTTGCTAACTGGCGTCAATGGTACGTTCCAGTCTGGTGAAGTTCTACAAGGTGCTAATGGCGCGCAACGAATCACTTCTAGTGGAAACACTGCTGCAAACTTAGCTATCTATTCTGGTGATGTTTTATACATTCAAAATATTCAAGAAGTTTCTCGTTCTACTTCAAATAAAGAACAAGTTAAATTAGTAATAAGATTCTAACGGAGCGAATTAATGTCAGCTGATATTGCAAACACAACTCTAGCGTCGGCACCATACTATGACGATTTTGATGAAACCAAAAAGTTTCATCGAGTATTGTTTAGACCATCATTTCCAGTTCAAGCTAGAGAATTAACTCAGCTTCAAACTATTCTACAAAACCAAATCGAACGATTTGGCGATGGCGTGTTCAAGCAAGGCAGTATCATTAAGGGCTGTGCTCCGACAGTAATTCCTGATGCTGTATATGTTGCTGTTCCTGATTCTAATACTACATTTAATGCTTCTAACACTTCTTATGTTGGCGCTATTCTTTATGGCGCTAACTCTGGCGTTCAAGCTAGAATTCTAAAAGGCGAACTTGGCTTTGCTGCATCCGCAGAACCATCAAAGTTTTTTGTAAAATATACTTCTACTGGTAAGAACGGTATTAGCGGATTCCAAGAAGGCGAATCTATTGTAATTTATGGCGAAGATAAATCTTATCTCGGAACATCAGTCATTACTGTTGCTAATGCTACCAATTTTGCTGTAAATGGTCGTATTAGAGGTACAACTTCTGATGCTCGTGGTTTAATCACAGCTGCCAATACTACCTCTAACGAAATTACTATTACTAATGTTAGAAAAGATTTTACTGTTGGAGAAACAATTCAACTTCTATCTAACACATCTGTAAGTACGACTGTATCTGCAATCGAGCTTAATTTTAGCAATAATCTAGCAAACACAACTATTCTTACAACTCCTGGTGATAACAGATATACTGGCGTTGGTAATGCTTATGCTCTAAGCGTCTCAGAAGGTATTGTGTATCAAAAAGGTTTCTTCGTAAAGACAGATACACAAACTCTAATTCTAAATGCTTCGGCTGGTGGTCCTTCTGCTGCTAATGGTATTATCGTTGGTATGGAAACAACCGAAACGATAGTAGACGAATTTGCTGATTCTTCGTTGTATGATAACTCTGCTGACTTATCAAATGGCGCAGCTCCTGGCGCACACCGACTAAAACTAGAAACTAATTTCGTTTCTTATGCGAAAACTGCACTTCCTAATACTGAAGTATTCTTTGCTGTGGCTGAATTTGGTCCAGACAATATTCTAAGATGGAATAACACTTCTGTTGGTGGCGCAGTTGGCCAAGAAATGGCTCAGCGTACATATGATGAGTCAGGTCACTATACTGTAAAAGACTTTACCATTACTTCTAAACCATCCGCCAATACTCAAGAATTCTACTATGACATCGGTGCTGGTAAAGCATATGTTCGTGGTAATGCTGTTGACTTTAAGTCAAACCAAGTATTGAGTTCTCGTCGCGGTGTTGATACTGAATCACCAGTACAACAAATTGTTTCAATGAATTATGGTAGCTACATTCCTGTTGAAGAACTTCGTGGATATTTCCCAGCTGACCAATCGGCTTCAGTAAATCTATATGATTCATTCCAGAATGCTATTACTGCCAGCTTGAATTCAACAAGTTCTGCTACTGGTACTGTTATTGGTACAGCTAATATTCGTAACCTAGTTTATGATACCGACAGCGCAGACAAAGGTGCTCCATTAGCACAATACAACATGTATCTGTTTAATGTCAAGATGAACGAAAATCAAAACTTTAATAAAGTTCGTTCTATTGTATATGCCAATACTGCTAATGCGTTTGCTGACGTTGCTGTTTCGCAACTCGCTAACTCTGTTTACACTGCTACTATTTCTGCCAACGGTGGTGGATATACAAATGGTGACATTGTTACAGTAAGTGGTGGTCTTGGTGACTCTGCGACTGCACTTATAACGGTAAACAATGCTTCAGGCAACGTCACATCTATTTCTCTAATTCAGGGTGGTAAATATACTGCCAATCCAACATTGTCTGGCGCTGCTGTTACAGGCGGTTCGGGTACAGGCTTAACTGTAAACTTAACTATTGATGGGTTTGTCGATCCTAAGCTAGAAGCTACTGACTACACAGCCCTCGTATTTGGTTTAACGAATCGCGCTGTCAGAGATCTAAGAAATGAACAAGGCGATTCTGATACCGAGTTCTATTACAATGCTTCTATTGATGCTTCCCTAGCAAACAATGGTACTACAACTATCAGCTTAACCGACGGTGGTTCGTTCTTTGGCTTCTCAGATAACACCGATTTCTCTGAAGAAAAAGTAGATATCGTTCTTACTGGTGCAGCTCTAACGACTGTAAATCTAAGTGGTACAGTTTCTGTTGCTAACTCTACTACAACCACCATTACTGGAACTAGCACATTCTTCCAGCGTGATTTTGTTGTAGGTGAGAAGATTACAGTAGCAGGAAATACTGCAGTAATCGTAAACTCGATCGTAAGTAATACTACGATGACAACAAGAACTGCTCACGGTGCAGCTGCTGTAGCAAATACCTATGCTCGTTTCCACGAGAAAGGTTCTATTATTAGTTTGTCTACAAGCAACAGAACAATTGCGTTAAACTCAACTCTACAAAGTTTAACTGTTGATCTTGGACCTGACTTTACTGCTTCTGGCGCGACAGCTATTAAAGTTAATGCTTACGCTAGAAAGTCTAACGCTCGCCCAATCGCCAAAGAAATTAAACGCAACCAATTAGTCCGTTTCTACAATGGTTCGCTTGCTGGTGCTATTGCTACTTCAGGAAATACTGTAACTGGTACTTCTACTGCATTTAGTACCGATTTCAAGGTTGGTAACTATATTAAAGCAAATGGCGAAACTAAGAAAGTTACAGCTATCGCCAACACAACCCAACTTTCTGTAGATACTGCATTCTCTACAAGTCTATCAGCTAATACTTACGAGATCGTTCATCCTTATGGATTTAATCTTGGTGTTCCAGACGTGCTTAAAATTAACCGCGTCTCAAAAACTAAAGATTTAAACTCAGATAACAATCAAGCTGTTAGCGATATCAAACAATTCTTTACATACGATTTCGGTCAGCGTGATACGCACTATGACCACGCAGTTCTATATCCTAAATCTACTGCTAATCTTTCAAACTCGTATCTAATCGTTGACTTTGATTGTTTCGCTGCTAATGCTACTCTTGGTAAAGGCTTCTTCTCGGTTGAGTCTTATAGCGTAAATGACGCTATCGGCGCAAACACTTCGCAGTATGTAAGGACTTGGGAAATTCCTTCTTACTATTCTGCTACACGCAACCGTCGTTTTGCTTTGCGTGATTCTATTGATTTCCGTCCATATCGAGCAAATACAGCGAACTTGACTTCTAATGCTTCGGCAACAACAGTCAACCCACCGCCAGCGACACTGTTTAATTCAGGTACAACTGATTACAATCCATATCCTGGTCAAAACTTTGAATGTAATCTAACTTATTATCTACCTCGTCGTGATGTTGTTGTTCTAACTTCTAAGGGTGTATTTGAAGTTGTAGAGGGCGAATCTGCAATAGTCCCTCGTGCGCCAAGAGCAGAGTCTGACGACCAGATGGTTGTAGCGACAACTTATATTCCACCATATCCTTCATTGACTGTTGCTGAATCGCAGTACGTAATTAATGCGCCTTACACAATGAATATCTCGCCTATTTCTAATAAGCGTTATAGAATGAAAGATATTGCTGCTATCGACCAGCGCGTTTCTTCTCTTGAGTATTTTACCACTCTAACTCGCTTAGAGCAAAAAGCTACTCAGTTAAATATCCCAGATACTAATGGCGTAGATCGCTTCAAAAATGGTTTCTTCGTTGATCCATTTGATAATCATAACCTAGCAAGACTAGGTGATGCAGAGCACACAATCGTGATCGACCCAACAACTGGTATCGGTCGTCCAATGGTTTCTACTGAAACAGTTGAGATTGAAATTAACAATGCAAATAGCACATCTACTTCAGTAATTAGAGATACAGCTAATAACATCAGCTACAGTAAGAACTTTGTAACTGTTGGCTACGATGCAAATACTAAGTTTATTTCTCAGGAATATGCCACTCGCGAAATCGCAATTGATCCTAATGACAAATATGATAGCGGTGCTGTAGAACTAGATAAGACAAGATTTGCTGACGTTGAGCAATCGTTAAAATATCCTGTAACAACTATGACGGTTACACCTACGACCACTCAATACAACGAACAGTATATCTATCCTATGAATAGAACTGTTAAGTTAATTGCTCGCGGATTAAAACCATCGACTAGACATTACATTAGCATAGATAACGTTGACTATTCTTCGTTGGCAACGCCAGGAAATATCGCGTATGGTGTAACTAAGATCGCTTCAAATGTAACTGTTGATGGTCTACAAGGCGAAGCTCTATATTCTGATTCAACTGGCGTGTTGTATGCAGTTGCTACAATTCCAGGAAATCTATCGCTAGGAAACCACGTGTTGTCTGTAACTGACACCGTATCTCCAGCCACTCCTTCTTCAAGATCCCTTGGCGCATTTGTAATTTCTCTTGTCGAAGAAGTTCCAGGAAATCCAGTTGTTGAACCACCACTAGTACCAAAGACTCCATTAATTGTTGCTGACTTTGATGTTGTCGGAACATTGGTTGTCGAAGATGGAACTTCTCATACTTTATCATTTATTGATAGAACAAATAGAGGTGTTATTGCTCCAGAAGGTTCAACTCTTGAAGCACCTGTTGCATGGGAATGGACTTTCGTTCAATGTTCAACTGGTTGTGTAACACCAAGTTCTGCTAATTCTTCAGTACAAAATCCATCAGACATTACATTTACATTCCCTTCAATGGTTGAAACAGTTTATGTAAAACTAAAAGTTAGTGGCAATAATAGTACTGTTTCTGAAGTTGTAAAACCAGTTCAGTTGACTAAGTTTGAATCTGATGGTGACCTAAAACTAACCATGTTAAATGTAATATCTGGAAACAACAACAGCTACTACATGTCAGACGCTTCAACTGCAAAAGCAGTCAACTGGGTCAACCTAGAATTCCGTGGCGATATGACAGCCAATCGTGTAACTGGTGGCTATGTGACTATTGGCGTAGTTGGTAATGCTCCATCGGGAAGCTTGTCTGGTACAAATTTCTCTGCAGCAAACGTCGGTACTGCTTCAATTACAAGCAACCAAGCATTAACTAATGGCGGTCGCTCTGTAGGAATTGGTTGGAGCAATCCAGCAAATACAACTCTTACTGTAACAGCTACATATTATAGTTCTGCTGCGGTTGTTCTTGCTACAACAGAGAAAACAATTAGCTTTACTAATAGCACTTCGCTAGACCCATGTAAACCATGCGATCCAACTCAGATTCCAGTCGTTACTATTCTTGATGGACCACTAAAAGCAGGACCAGGAAATGTTGGCGCTGGAATCCCAGAAGGAGCCTTGAGATATATTCCATCTATAATTGGTGCTGGATATTATTTGTTCTACGACGCAACCAATCCTATGACTATATCACAAGTCAATCCGCAGACTGGACTTCCGGATCAAGGACCAGCAGTAATAGGCACAGAAGTTGGATTGTAATAAAGAAGCCGAAATAAAAGAATATTTGGAGAAATAAATGCCAACCGCAACAACCAATTCGTTAAAGTTTTTAGCTCAAGCATTTTCAGTCGCTTCTCCTGGAGAGGCAACGGGCATCTATGCTACTAAACTTGGCTTATTCTTCAAGAGAAAAGGCGCATCTAGCGTTAAAGTATTTTTGATGGAAATGGCCGATGGTCTACCAGATAGAAACTCAATTGTTCCAGGATCTACTGTAACTCTTGAGACAGATTCTATTTCTGTATCTAACACTGGTGCTACTGAAACTACTTTTCAATTTGATACTCCAGTTTTCTTGGATTCTTCTAAGAACTATTGCTTTGCTATTCAAACGCCAAGTTCTGACTTTGCTGTTTGGGGTGCTACTCGTGGCGAACGAGATTTGATTACTGATACTATTGTCAATAGTAATCCGCTTACAGAAAAAGCATTTTATTCAGAAACAGACTCTACTTACTCAGAACTTGTCAATCAAGATATTAAGTTCGTATTGTATCGCGCTAAATTTAACGTAAATACTACTGGTACAGTCACTCTTAGAAATAAAGAAAATCTAGAATATCTCGTAATTAAAGATGTAAATCGTGTACAAAGTTTAATGCCTTATAGCTCTGACTCGGTTGGCGCATTTGGCGAAACATATTCAGAAAAAGGTAAGTTTGTCGCAATGTATCGTTACGAAGATTCTACTAGCGAAAAATACGTCATGTTGGTTGATACTGTTGCAGGTCAAACATTTACTGCGAATGATCAAATTCAAATCTATCGTCAAATGATTGTAAATGGTACAACTAAAACTGTAAGACTATTAAATGGTACAGTGGAATCAATTAAAGACTACGAATATCATTCTATCATTCCTAGATTAAATATTGATAAAAAGCCAACTAGCGAACTAACTCTAAAAATGAGTGGTACTTTCTTAGAAGGCTCTAATTTCTCAGAAGATCCTAACTACTTCAATATTTCTGATTCTGAAGAAAAAACATTCGCAGATAAATCTAGATACTTGCTAAGTTATAGCAACGAAGCTAACGGAAGTATCCTAGCTGGTAATTCTTCATTACAAGTTCAAGCTGTACTAAATGCTACGAATGAATATGTTGCTCCAATTATTAGACTTGATGGTTCGCAGATGTTACTCGTTACAAATAGAGTAAACGCTAATACAACAAACGAAACAACGCGCGAAGGTGCTGCTGATGCGAAATATGTTTCTCGCGTTATCGGACTAGCTGATGGTCAAGATGCAGAAGATATTAAAGTTTATGTTGACGCATACAAACCTAAGAACACTGGTGTTGTAGTTTATGGTAAGTTCCAAGCAGCCGAAGATTTTAGAGACTTCGATAGTCTTCCTTGGATCGAACTGACTCAAGTGACGCCAGCTGGTGTTTTCTCAGATCCTAAGAATCTAAACGATTTCCGTGAGTTTGAGTTCGAAATTCCTGCTGAATACAAGAACAGTGAAGGATATTTTGCTTACAGCGCAACTGCTCCTGAAACAGGCGACTTCGTTCGCTTCAAGAAATACAGCATTAAAATTGTATTGACAGCAGATTCGGGTTATGAATATAACCCACCTAGAATTACTGACCTACGAGTTATCGCGCTGCAAAAATGACGAATTATTTGAAAATTGAAGATGCTCCAGATTTAGTAAAAGATACGAGTTCAGGTGCAGTACTAAATACCAATGTACAAGCGTTAGAAGCATATCGCAAACGACGCGAGAAGTTTAGTAAGGTCGATGAGTTAGAAAACAAAGTTGTTTCATTAGAACAAAACATAAATGAGTTAAAATCGCTAATCGTAGCGGTTCTGGCGGAGAGAAAATAAATGGCAATTACATTCGCAAACGTCGCGACTACAGACAATTTTTCGACTTGGTTGACAAGAACCAACCAAATAGCGAATGCGTTTGTGCAGGTCGTTACGGTAGAATCAAATACTGCTTCTGGTAACGCAGCAATCAGTGGCTACTTTGTGGCTAACGGCTTCGTCGGAAACAACATTACTGTGACTGGTTCAGCTGGCGGAAACTTAACTGTTTCTTCTGCTAATCTGGTAATTGCTTCAAACTCTATTTTGTCTGCTGTCGGTTCGCTCGCCGTTAAGGGTGCGATGACTATTGACACTCTAAGCAGTGTCAACACTGGTACAGCTGCGAACGCAACTCACTATCTTCTGGCTGCTAATAGCGCCAACGGTAGTAGCTGGTATTATGCAGCCGTTCCGACTGTTTTCTCAGGAAATTCTAACTTTGACTCAGGAACTTTATTTGTTGATTCGGTAAACAATAGAGTCGGTGTAAATAATACAACTCCTGATGCTGCTCTGACTGTAACTGGTACTGCTAATATTTCTGGCAACGTTGTTATTGGTGGTGGTTTAACAACTAGCACGAACAGTACTTTCCAAGCTAATGTTACATTCTCCGATAGAATTACTGTAACTAATTTTGCTACGTTCTCAAACAGCATTACAGTTACAAACGCAGCAACTTTCTCAAATACAGTCACTATTTCTGGTAATGTTGCATTTGGTACTACTAGAATTACAGCTAATGGCTCACAAGGTTCGGCTGGTCAAGTTCTTACATCTGGCGCTGGCACCAGTAATGTTTATTGGTCAACACTAACAACTGGTACTGTAACTTCTGTTGCTTCTGGCTCAGGTCTAACTGGTGGTCCAATTACCTCGACAGGAACTTTATCGGTTCTAGCTAACTCTGGTATTATTGCTAACTCTACTGGTTTGTTTGTAAACGCAACTGCTGTCGCAGTCGGCACTCTACCAGTCGCTCGCGGTGGTACAGGTACAGCAACTTCAACTGGTACTGGTTCAGTAGTTCTTTCTGCTTCTCCTTCGTTTACTGGCTCGATTACTGCGCAGACTCTAAACGTTGGTAACACGAATATTTCTGGTAATCTAAACGTTGATGGATATGCAAATATCGTATCTACTGCTAACGTTGGTGGTGCTGTTAATCTAAGAAGCACACTTGCTGTTAATGGCGCAGTAACAATTGTTAATACCATGGCAGTTGGTAATACCACGCTAACAGGAACATTAAGTGTCTCTGGCAATGTCGCAACTGGTAATGTAGTTACAACTGGTAATAATACCACAACTGGAAACACAACTATTTCTGGTACATTAAACGTAGCGAACGGATTTGTTCTCTCAACAAATGCAGTGGCTCTTGGTATTGAACAATCACTAACTCTTGCTCTTTCTGATGAAACTACTAGCATTACAACTGGTACAGCAAAGATTACATTCCGCGCTCCATTTGCTTGGACTCTAACTAAAATTCCTCGCGCTTCTTTAGCAACTGCTTCTAGTTCGGGAACTCCTACGGTTGACATTAATGTAAATGGTGCTTCTATTTTAAGCACCAAACTAACAATTGACGCGAACGAAAAAACAAGTACGACTGCTGCTACTGCTGCAGTTCTATCATCAACCAGTATTGCTGATGACGACGAAATTACTATGGATATCGACGTGGCTGGTGGTGGCGCGAAGGGACTAAAAGTAACACTATATTACAAGCGAGCCTAATATGGGCGGGTTTTTGTTAAATTCTTATATTGTTAGACAAACGACAGGACAAACTTCGCGTTCAACATCAACAGTATTTAACACTACGTTTGTAACTCTTTATGTTACTGGATATGATACTAATTTTGAAACGCAAAAATTAACTGATACAAGCCAGCTAACATCCAAATCTACAAATACTACAACAGTTTATGACACTGTTTATAATACTGTATTCGGAACTTCTAATGAAGTTTCAACGACTACAACATATAATACAACAATAACAACTACAGTATCTGGCGAACCAGTTTTTCTTACTAAAGAAGTAAGTAGAAGCACTTTAACTGGTACAGCTCGCAGTACAGATACAACAATATTAACAACATATGCGACGACTACTGTATATGGTACGACTACAACCTATATTACTGGTGGTGTAAATACCACTACGACTTATCTAACAGATACATTTACATTTATTTTTGATAAAGAATCAGGTAGTGATATAGCAGTTGGAACCACAAGAGAAACTAGCAAATTAACATTAACAGGAAATGAAACTTCTAGAACAACTGATACTTCTAGATCGACTGATACTTCCAAAAATACTTCTTTTGCAACAACTACTGTATTTGGTTCGGTTTATGATACCAGTAAATCAACCTCTAAGTCTACTTCTAAAGCGACCGCAACAACAACGTCATTTAATACGTTCTATGGTACAACCACTAAATATGATACGGTGTTTGCTACTGGTGCATCGATATCAAAATCTACGACTGCATCAACTTCTAGATCTACCGATACTGTATTTAATACCATTGTTGGAACTATCGTGACGACAATTGTTGATGGCGATACGGAACAATATACTAGCGAAATTCAATAAGGCTATCTTATGGCAACCAAACTAAATCTATTCATTGACCAAGGCACCGACTTCGCGACAACGATTGAAGTTGCAGATGATGCTGGTACTCCAATTAATCTAACGACTTACACAGGTCGTTCGCAGATGCGCAAGCACTACACCTCTACAACCTATAATTCGTTCACTGTCACTGGTGCTGCAAATGGTGTAATTACCATTTCTATGAATGCTGCTACAAGCGCAAACATTACTGGTGGTAGATACGTATGGGATTTAGAATTGGTTTCTTCTGGCAATGTCGTTTCTCGAATCGTTGAAGGCATTGTTACTATCAACCCTGAAGTTACGAGATAACTAAATATGGTTACGGTAGTGAAAGCTAACAATCGAAACGCTCTTAGTCTAAAGGTTGTTGAAACAAGCGGTTCAATTAAGCCTTCTACACAGGCTGACGCTGTTACTGTTACTTCTGCTGCGGGTGTTACTTCTGCAGTTACAAGATTAGATTCATTGGTTGATGTGGTAGAATCAACCCCTGCGAACAATTCCACATTAGTTTATTATTCTGCAAACGACACATATGTGGTCGAACAATTAAACCTAGACGGAGGTTCATTCTAAAATGGCCAATAAAATTCAAATTAAACGCAGTACCACCAACGCTGCTCCAGCTGGGTTGGCCAATGGTGAACTTGCGTATACCTCGAATGGTGAAATACTATTCTTAGGTCACCCAGACGGTTCTACTGGTAGCATCGCTATCGGTGGTCGCCGCGTTCCTGGTACACTAACTGCTAACCAAGCTCTTGTTGCTAACGCCACAAGCGGTATTGATAAAGTTATCGTTGCTAACCTACAACCAACAGCTATCTTTGCTAATGGTTCGCTTGGTGCTGATGGTGCTGTTCTTCATTCAAATGGTTCAGCAGTTTACTGGTTGACACCAAATGAAGGTGTATCTTATGACCTGCTTGCTGTTGCTAACACCGAAGCTAACAAAGGTATTCTACAATTAGACCCATCTTCTGGCGCAAACGATGATGTATTCTTTATCGGTGCCAACGGTGTTACTGTTTCTTCTAACTCTACCGCAATTTTAATTACTGGTACATCTGGTGATATTACTGAAGTTGTTGCTGGTAACGGTTTAACTGATGGTGGTTCTTCTGGTAGTGTAACACTTAATGTTGGTGCTGGCGCTGGTATTTCAGTCGCTGCTGACGCTGTTGCTGTTAATGCTAACAACGGTATTATCGCTAACACAAGCGGTGTATTCGCTGATGCTGCTAACGGTATTTCGGTTGATGGTTCAGGTATTAACGTTCTTCGCGGTGACGGTACTCTAACTGTAAACGCAACTGGTGTGTTTGTTAATACCGCCAACCTTTCTATTGCTACATCGCAACTTTCAGGCGACGTTGCTCTCGGTTCAGGTACATCTGGTGACTACGTTGCTACTATTTCAGCTGGCGTTGGTATTTCTGGTTCCTCTTCAGGAGAAGGTGGCGCTGCAACAATCGCTGTCGTAGCAAACAACGGTATTATCGCTAACTCTAGCGGTGTATTCGCTGATGCTGCTAACGGTATTTCGGTTGACGCTTCGGGTATTAATGTAACAGCTGGTGATGGTCTTGTTGCTAACGCAACTGGTGTTCACGTTGTTGCTGCTAATGGTATTTCTGTTTCAGCTGATGCGGTCGGTGTAACAACTGGTTCAACTCTAACTGTAAACACGACAGGTATTCATGTTAATACCGATCTATCTATTACAAGTCTAACTCTATCTGGTAATCTTGATATCAATGGTACGCTAACAACTGTTGATACTACAAACCTATCTGTAACTGACTCTATCATCTCGTTGGCTCGTGGTCAAACTACCGCCAATACGCTTGACATCGGTTTCTATGGTACATTCGGTAATGCATCAGCTACTTCGTACTCTGGTCTATTCCGTGACGCAAGCGATGGCGTCTTCAAATTATTCGCTGGTCAAATTCCAGAACCAAGTACAACTGTTGATACTGCTAATGTAAACTTCGGGTTCGCAACGCTACAATCGTTCTTAAATACTGGTGCGTTGGTTGCTAACTCAAGTGCTGTAAATATTACTGCTAACTCAACTGTTTCGGTTGCACTAACAGCTAATACATTGAGCTTGTCAACTGCTCTACCAGCAACTTCTGGTGGTACAGGTCAGTCAACTTATGCAGTTGGTGATTTGTTAATTGGTGGCGCTGGTAATACTTTGGCAAAACTAACAGTTGGCACAGACGGCAAGGTTCTGCAATCTAACGGTACTTCTGTAGTCTATGCTGACTTGGATGGCGGTACATTCTAAAATTAAAACGAGGTTATTATGAGTGAAGCAGTATTTGTAAATGTGTATATTGAGAATATCAAACAGGCTCTTTTTGATGAGATTTCAAAACATCTAATCACTAAGAGCCAGCTCGATCTAATGTCAAAACAATTAGAGGAAGCAACTGCGAAGCTACAAAAGCTGGAAGCTAAGAATAAGAAAATCGCAGAATAACTTAAAGCCCACTTCGGTGGGCTTCTTTTTAGAGTATAAATAAATGTATGGCTACTAATATCAAGAAAACATCTGTTGCTGGTCGTGTCCCCAATACTTTCACATTAAGTACTGACGGCGACATCGGCATCAACACACATGATGGTAAAATGTATATCTCGAACTCAAGTAATGTGTTTGAAGTTGGAGCGAATATTTCTGGCAATGTTACAATTGGCGGCAGTATATCAATTGGTAACGAGATTAATACTGTCAGAGGAATTAGATTTGAGATAGATAATCCTGTTGTAGAACCTTTAATTCCTACACCACAAGAAGGATTGATGACATGGAATCCCGTCGAACAGTGCCTTGACATACATCAAAATGATACAACGTTGCAAGTTGGTTTAGAGCACATGACTCTCTTTAGAAATACCACAGGTGCTACGATTGTAGATGGAACTGTTCTTGAAGTTATCGGCGCTAATGGTGACGGCAATCCAACAGTAGCATTATTCACAGCGAACTCTTCAGCAGATTCATTACATGTTATCGGAGTATGCACTGAATCAGTTGCTAACGGTGCACTTGGTCGTGCTACAAAATTTGGTAAGATTAGAGGATTAAACACAACAGGAAGCCCTTATTCTGAAACATGGGTTATTGGCACTGAGTTGTTTATTTCTCCTACTGTTGCTGGTGGATTAACAAGTATAAAACCATCTCCGCCAAACCAACCTATATTCATTGGAACTGTTACCAAAGTTGGAACAACTGATGGTATTATTTTAATCAACACACCAACTATTACCAAACTAAGATATGGATCGTTTTCTGACACAACTACGCAATCTGCTGTGACAGCAAATACTGCTTATCCTATTAAGTTTAATACCACAGATTTTGCTGCTGGCCATTCTGTAGCAAGCAGATATTCTGGAAGCAACAACGCAATAGTTGCAGCAATATCTGGTTTATACAACTATCAATTTTCGCTTCAGTTTAGTTCGACGACCAACCAAACTCGTGACATATGGATTTGGCCAAGAAAAGATAATGTTGATATTCCTAACTCTGCTACCAGAATTAGTATTACTGATTCGACAACATATGTTGTTGCGGCTTGGAACTTTATTGTTTCTATGCAGGCAAACAATGACTTTCAACTAATGTGGGCTGCGTCACAAGGTTCAAATACAATATCAATTACAGCGTTTTCTGCTACCGCATTTTGTCCTGCTATTCCTAGCGTTATTTTAACTGTAACACAAGCATCAATATAAATAGATCTGAGTAGATACTCAGTACAAAATCCGTCAGTAAATACTGACATAAGGAGATAGGCAAATGCCAAATAGATTTCAAATTAAACGAACAACTACCACTGGCTTACTACCCAACGTAAGCAACGTATCTAACACCTCGTACATCGCCGCAGGTGAATTAGCAATCAACCTTACCGACAGGAAACTGTTGTCTTCCAATGGTTCAGCGACATTTGAAATTGGCGCGAACCTTGCAAGTATGGTTGTCGGAACCGCATTTACACAAACTAGTGGTAATGCAAACTTTGACAGCGGTGTTCTATTTGTTGACGGTACTAATAATCGCGTTGGTATAGGCAACACAACTCCTGCTCACGCTCTATCAGTAACAGGTACGACTAACTTAGGTGGTGTGGTTACGATAACTAGCAACGCGACTCTATCTGGTACTAATACTCATATTACCAGTACTAATACATCGATTACATCAAATGTTACTATTTCAGGAACATTAAATACCACTAATCCAATATTTAACAATATTAAGCACGGTTACAGTACGACTGCAACTGCGGCTGGTACAACTGTACTAACTTCATCAAGTAACTACATGCAGTTCTTTACGGGTACGACGACTCAAGTATTGTCGTTACCTGCTCCACAAACAATGACATTAGGTCAAGGATTCCTAATTGTCAACAATTCGACCGGCAACGTTGAAGTAAGAGCAGCCAACGCTGCTACTGTAATTACAGTTCTTCCAGGCACGGTTGCATTATGTACTTCCATTGATCTTACGGCTGGTAACGGTGCAGCTGGTTGGAATGCAGAGTTTGTTGGTTTCTCAAGTGTCACTGGTACTGGAAGTGTAGTATTAGCGACAAGTTCTACACTTAGTAACACGACTATAACTGGTTTTGCTAACGTAACAGGTACGCTTGCCGCTGGCAATACAACCGTCACTGGGTTTGCTAACGTATCTGGTATTGTATCTGCAGATTATTACACTGCAGCAAACAACGGAAACGGAACAAACTATAGAATTGGTGATGATGCTTGGTTAGGTGATGTCAACCTTGCTGATACTGTAGGTCTAAAAGGTCAACAAAACTCTAGCTTGGGGTTTATTAAGTTTGGTACAGCACCATCAACATTTGGTTACAACGGAACTGCATTAACATATACATCAAATGTAAGTCTATCTAATACAAAAATTAATGATATATTGACAATCGCTAATGATAAACGAATTGTTTTTAATAATCCTACTGCTGGTAATGGAGCAAGGCTAGTTCATCAATCTGATGACAACTTCGTATTTTATGTTGCTTCTACAACTGGAGCCGAGCGCGCAATATGGTCTACTGTAAGCAATAGCAATACTTCATCGTTTGCTGTACAGACTGCCATTACAGCCACAGGCGACATTACAGCATTCTTCTCAGACGACCGACTAAAAGATAGATACTCAAACATTTCAAACGCGATAGAAAAAGTTAAATCATTAAATGGTTTCTATTACGAACCAAACATTACAGCTCAAGATCTCGGCTATCAAAAAGAAATGCATGTCGGTGTTTCTGCGCAAGAAGTAAATGCTATTATGCCAGAAGTCGTAGCACCTGCACCAATTGATAACAAATATATGACGGTTAAATATGAGAGATTAATTCCACTTTTAATTGAAGCAATTAAAGAACAACAGATTCAAATTGATGAGTTGAAAGCACAACTCAGTAAGGATTAATAATGCCATTGCCGTTTTCTGGCACAATTAGTTTATCAAGCATCGCCCTAGAGTTTGGCGGTACAGCACCACACTCAATTTCTGAGTATTATCGTGGTGGTGTGTTTGTGGCTAACACACTGATTAATGCTGCGATTCCTACATCTGGAACTATTAAGTTTTCTGACTTCTATGGCGCTTCTGCTGGAGTTGCTACTGTCTTTGAAACGTCGCGTGCAACTGGTACTACTAAATCTACAACTACGGTATTTGAGACAAGTCAAACCACGACGTTTGATACTAGCAAAACAACTGTTTATGCTACACTAACTAATCTTGATACTGCTACATCAAGATTGACCGACACAAATAGATTGACTACTGCTTCTACAAGCAAGTCAACAACTACTGCGTTTAATACCGTTTTCGCTACGACGTTTGTTACAACGTTTAATACAGATACTGCGTTCTTAACTAATACTAGTAGAACTACCGATACCACTGCATCGACTTCTAATGTTACTGCTACTTCTAAGTCAACGACTACTGTATTTGATACTACGACCACGTTTGTTACTAGTTTTGAAACAACTTACATTACGACGTTCACAACCGATACAGTTATTACAACACAGACAACCAGAAGTACGAACACTCTAGTCACTACTAATTTTGCGACTTCAAGAGCAACTTCTACTGTATTCGATACTACGACTACATTTGCTACGACAACGACGTTTAATACTTCGTACGCAACAACGACTGTGTTTAATACGTCGCAAGGAACGTCTAGAACTACCGATACTACTATAACGACTACATTTGCTACGACTACTGTATTTGATACAGCATTTGCTACAACAACGACGTTTAACACTACGTTTGCTACGACTACTGTGTTTGATACTTCTCAAGATACGACCAAGACCACCGACACAAGCAAAACAACAACGTTCAATACAACTGGTTCTACTAGTAAAGTCACTGACACTAGCAGAACAACGATGTTTAATACAACTGGTTCCACGAGCAAAGCTACTGACACAAGCCGATCGACAGTGTTTGCTACGACTACGATATTCAATACTTCGTATGCGACCACAACTAATTTTGATACCACACAAGGTACAAGTAAAACCACTGATACTTCTCGTACAACGACGTTCGGTACAACAACTACGTTTAATACAATATTTGCTACGACGACCACGTTTAATACGTCATACGCAACTACAACAACATTTGAAACTTCGCAAGGTACTTCTAAGGCGACAGCAACTTCAAGATTAACATCTTATGCTACGACTGGTTCTACTTCAAAGACAACAGACACTAGCAGAACAACTACATTTGATACAACTGGTTCTACCAGTAAAGCAACCGATACAAGCAAGACTACAACCTACGATACGACTGGTTCTACTTCTCGAGCCACTGATACTTCTCGTGGAACAACGACGATATTTGGTACTACAACGACATTTAGTACCACATTTAATACAACTGGTTCAACAAGCAGAGCAACTGATACAAGCAGAACGACTACGTATGCTACAACCACAACATTTAATACGACGTATATTACAGCATTTACTGCAACGTCAATATTTTCGGTTGATAGTGGTACCACATCTACAGGTTCAACTATTGCAATTCCAGGCACCGCAGCTGTTGGACAAGTTGCTGTCTTGTTTGACTTTGGTTATAACTCAACAACAACTTCTGTTACAAACGTCTTACCTACAAACTGGACTAATATCGCAAACACTGCAAATAACACTGCTGGTACAGGTCGTGCTGCGTTTAACTGTTCTTATAAGGTACTGGCGTCTGGTGATATTGGCGCAACAGTTACTGGTATTAACGCTGCGACACAAAACGATAAAATATTAGTATTGATTACTGGTGGCGTAGGTGTTAGAATTACAGGTGTTACTACCTCTTTTGTCGGAACAACCGCAAACCCAATAGACACGGCACCAGCAAATAACGCTGTAACTGTTGACAGTTCACAATCTATTGTTTTTGGTTTTTATGGCGCGTCTGCGTTGCCAGGAACAAGAAACTTTTTAGGATTTGCAGGTGGTGTAGATGTAACACAAGGCGAATTTACTAACAGTAGAACAGCAGTAAAATATCAAGAAATGCCATTTTTATCTGCCCAAGGATATATCAACGTTCGTATAGGACAAAATGATGCGGGAAATAAAAACTTAACTAGAGGTGTCGTAATTACACTCAGCACTGCTGAAAAAGACACAACGCTTTCTACCTCTAGAGCAACCGATACTTCTCGTACTACAACGTATGGCACAACCACAACGTTTAATACGACGTTTGATACAACTGGTTCTACTTCCCGAGTTACTGATACTTCTCGTGGAACCACGACGATATTTGCTACAACTACTACATTTAACACAACGTTTAATACGTCAAAGACCACTGTGTATGCTACTACAACGACGTTTAATACTACGTTTGCTACAAGTAAAACTACAACGTTCGGTACAACTACAACGTTTAATACGACGTTTGATACTTCCAGAACCACGACGTTTGATACCACTACAGCTTACACCACAGTCTTTAACACAAGCAAAGCAACCGACACAACCGTAAGCACCAGCAGGTCTACTGATACAACTGGGTCTACAAGTAAAACAACGGACACTTCTAGAACTACAACGTTTGGAACAACGACTGCCTACACGACTGCATTTAACACAAGCAAGTCGACGGACACTACTGTTTCTACTAGCAAGTCAACTGATACCAGCAAAACTACTTCTTTTGCTACCACTACCACGTTTGATACAACGTTTGATACTTCTAAAACTACAACGTTCGGTACAACTACCGTATTTGATACAACGTTTGATACTTCTAAAACTACAACGTTTGGAACAACCACGACGTATGCGACCTTCTTTGCTACGAACAAAGCAACTGACACGACTGCATCAACCAGTAAAGCAACAGATACAACTAAGTCTACAAATATAGCAACTGTAACTTCTAAATCAACTGCTTTTGGTACGACTACTGCGTTTAATACAACGTTTGATACTAATAAAGCAACTGATACAACCGTGTCAACCAGTAAATCTACTGATACCTCGAAGGCTACGTCAACCAGTAAGTCAACTGCCACAGCCTACGATACTATCTTTGACACTGGCTTAAATACAACTACGACGTTTGGTACTGAAACTGCATTTGGAACGAACACTACTCGCGCGACAACTATTGGTACAAGTAGATCGACTAACTTCTTGACTGCTACAAGCAAATCAACAACTAGTGTGTTTGATACGACGACTACATATACTACGACGTTTGGAACTTCTACTATATTCCAAACAACGACTATTGTTGCAACCAGTACCAGCCGTGATACCACGATTGATACCAACAAAGAAACCAGCAAATCAACTTCTACCGTATTTGATACAACATATACAACGACGTTTGCAACATCCACTGTGTTCTTAACCAACACTGTGTTTAATACTGATACGTCGAAGACTACGACTTTTGCTACAAGTAAAACGACTACGTTCGATACGAATAAGTCTACTACAACCACATATGATACAACAACCAGCTTTGAAACTTCTAGAAGCACGTAATAAATATAATATGAAAAGGAGAATATTATGAATATACAAACTGATGAAAATGGCGCTCCAGTGAACGTCGATATGGTAAATCGCAAACTCGAATCTTTCGTAGAAGTAGTTCTACAGAAAATGATTGATATCGAGAAAGAAATTAAATCGTTGAAAAAACGAGTAAAAGATTTAGAAAAATAATCGAGGATTTTGTTATGGTAGAAGAAGTCAAAAAGAAAAAGAAACCATTTATGTACATGTCGTCGAACGAATGGCTCGGCGACTCAGTTACACATTTTATGAAAACTGGAAATGCACTACGTTCTGATGAAAACGACGAACTAGCAAACATCTCTAAGTTGATTCCTAAGACTATAAATGGTGTTAAGATTGAATACGATATCTCGTACGAATCACCTAAAGATCGCATTCATGGCTACAAGTATACAGATTTGTTGACTAAAGTTGTAATGATTTCGCCATGTAACTCTACGATTTCTGTTCAGAATTTGATCAATGTGATTAAAAAAGGACCAACCGAAGAAGGTCTTGCTATTGTTGCTAAACTGAAAGCTAATCTAACTGACAAGTATTTGCTTGACGAAGAAAGCGATCTACCTGTAAAAGAACTTGTAATTCTTCCTGGAACTAATCTGCTGACTAAAGAGGGCGGATGGTGTGACATGGAAAAAATTGATCAGCTCGTAGCCGATGGCGCATATGTTAAACTGCATCCGATTACTGCTAAGGTTTGGCAGACCATGCTGATGAAACGTTGGGGTGACAAGTGTATCAATAATGACGTGGCTCTGTATCCACTTCTAAAGAAATGCGAAAAAGCATACTTCTGTATGAGTTCTGAAACTGGATTATCAGCTACTATCTTAGGAAAGAAACTTGGTCTTATCGATCTAAAAGAACGCAAAGGTCGTGGAACATTCGAACACGTTTACAATGCTCTTGACCGCTGTGGCGTCAAGGATACACTTTACAATAAGCTCGCTGCTTTGTTTTCGCACCCTGAATCTGGATTTGTCTGTGTATATCACGACAACTATCAGGAACGAATCGATAAGTATTTTACTCACATGAAAGAAACATACAAGCACAAAGAATGAAAACTTTAGTTATTATAGCAACGCACCATGGTTCGTTTCTAACAATCAAATCAGCCCTAAAGAACTCTTCGCACGATAAGCTAGTAGTTTTGGTGCCAAGATCTCAAGTTGATAAGTACAATAAAATGTACGAAGAGAACATTCACAAAAGTTCTGAGTTTGAGATATTCAAAGACTATGATAAACTAGTCACTAATTTCTGTGGAACAGAAGTGTTCGTAGTTGACGATTGGGATCAAAACAATACTGTTAGTTCTACGATAGATGTATTGGCTGGTCTTAATAGTAAAGGAAAACATTTTATTGTCTCAGCTGGCGCATTGATTCTTAAAGATCCATTTACAAATGAAATTATAGATCTTCTAGAAACTCATAGACTGGCAATTAGCAAACCTCGTGTCTATGGCGATAACAAACGACTAAACATGTACCACATGATTGGGCTTCCTAAAAACGATAGCGCGTTTGATGCTAATGTCTTTGCTGTAAATATGGATAAGGTTGAAGAAATTCCTGCTGTTGATGGTGCATTATTACAAGAACTAACGAATACCAAGCAACAGTCCAATCTACCTCGTCATTATAATATGAAGCACGACGTGTTAATTGGTACTGCCATTTCAGCTAGAGAAACAGTAATACATAACATCAAGGCTTCTAAATCTATCGTAATTAACTTTTGGATGCCAGCTATCAAGAAATATGAAGATCTGTATCCAGAAGAAACGTTCGGATATCCGTTTGATATCTATCTAGATTATGCCGAACAGGTCGAGGATTATCTACCAGCTTCGACCTATAATAGAATAAAACAAAATGGCGAAGCTACTAAATACTGGATAAAGGATATTCGAGATAATATCCTCGGATAACACGGAGAATACACATGGCAGTTCCTGCTACCAGAGCTCAATTCAAAGAATATTGCCTTCGTAAACTGGGTAAGCCAGTCATCGAAATCAACGTCGACGACGACCAAGTCGAAGATCGTATTGACGAGTCTATTCGTTATTTCTGGGATTATCACTTTGACGGTTCACACAGAACCTACTACAAGCACCTTGTAACTCAACCTGATAAAGACAACAAGTATATTACCATGCCTGAGAACATCATCGGCGCGATTAATATCTTTGACATCGGTGATGCAGTCAATACCAATAATCTATTCAATATTCGTTATCAGATTGCGCTTAATGACTTGTATACTTTAACCAGCCAGTCAATGGTGCCATACTTTATGGCTATGCAACACATTCAGTTCTTAGAAGAATTGCTAGTCGGTAAACAACCAATTCGCTACGAGCGCCATCGCGATCGTTTACATATCGATATGGATTGGGATAAAGTTGATGTCGGTCATTACATTATCGTAGAAGCATATGAAGTCGTCGACCCAGACACATGGACTGACGCTTGGGGCGATCGTTGGCTTCAGAACTACTGCACTGCTAAAATCAAATATCAGTGGGGTTCAAATCTAACCAAGTTTACTGGTTTGAATCTTCCTGGTGGCGTTCAGTTTAATGGTGAGAAAATCTTAGACGACGCAGCTGCTGAAATTGCTAAGATGGAAGAAGAAATGCTGAATAGCTATTCGCTTCCAAATATGGATATGATTGGCTAATGGCCACCAACTTTTTCTTTAACAATTTTCAATCTTCGATGGAGCAAAACCTTATCGAAGATTTAGTTGTGGAATCAATTAAAATCTACGGTATTGATTTGTATTATCTACCGAAACGTGTAGTAGCCAGAGATACTGTGTTCCGCGAAGAAGAACTAGCGACCTACAACACCGCACATCCTATCGAAATGTACATTAAAAACGTCGATGGATTTGAAGGCGAAGGCGACTTTATGTCGAAGTTTGGTCTCGAGATTCGCGATCGAATTACCTTTACTGTTTCGCGTCGTAGTTTTGCTGGCGAAATTCTCACACAAGAATCGAATATGGTACGTCCACTAGAAGGCGACTTAATCTGGTTCCCACTGACTCGAAAAATGTATAAGATTATGTTTGTTGAGCACGAAGCCATATTCTATCAATTAGGTTCACTACAAACATGGGATATGACTTGCGAGTTGTTTGAATTTAACAACGAAACATTTGATACTGGTATTCCAGATATCGACCAAATTTATTCTGAACTAGATGTTGATATTGGAACTGCTTTGTCTACATCTGTGGCTCTAACAGATATTCAAGCGCAAAATGAAGAGTTTGAAACCGATGGTCAGTCAGGTATTCTTGACTTTAGTGAAATGGATCCATTCAGTGAAGGCAACAACTACTAAGGAGAAAGTGTCATTTTCGGTCACGAGTTTTACCACGAACATTTACGCAGATATATCGTTGTATTCGGAACGATGTTCAACAACATCGTTGTTTCAAGAAAAACAACTGCTGGCGTAGTTGATAAACGAATTAAAGTTCCTATTTCATATTCACCACGCGATAAACTATTGGCTCGAATCGAAACAGATCCTTCTCTAAGAAAACCTGACGCTGTTTCTTTGCCACGCATGGGCTTTGAGATGACATCAATGACGTATGCTGGTGAGCGCAAATTAAGCACAATTAAGAAGTTTACTGCACTTGGAACCAATGGAACCAATCGTACAATTATGTACGCGCCAGTTCCATACGATGTAAACTTTCAACTAAGCATCATGGTAAAGAACGCGGAAGATGGTACTCAAATTCTTGAGCAGATCCTTCCATTCTTTACTCCGGAGTGGACTAATACCGTTCAGCTAATAGACGATATGGATATTAAGTTAGATATCCCGCTCGTTTTACTTTCTGTTTCTTCAGACGACACGTACGAGGGAGATTTTGAAACTCGCCGTGCTTTAATCTGGACTTTAGATTTTACGATGAAGTGTTACTTCTTTGGTCCAACAAAGACTAAGAAACTAATTAAGTTGGCAAATGTCAATTTCTTTATCGATGGATTTGACACAGCTATCGGTACTTCAAACACTGCTCTAGAAAAAGTGACAATCCGACCAGGATTAGAGCCAACAGCTAACTTAGCTGGAACGATTTCTTCTTCTGGAAATTTGGTTACAGGTTCCGCAACTTCATTTACCACAACTATGGCAGTTGGTAATTATGTAAAAGCTGCCAATCAATTCAAGCTCGTTACATCGATTGCCAATAATATATCCATGAGAGTTGATTCTGCATTTAACACAAACTTGGTAGCAAACAACTACCAGTCAACCTATAAAGGAACTGGTACAGCTAATTCTTCGTTGAGCATTAGCGAAGAATACATTTTGGTCACCGATGACTGGGATTATATCGTAACGATAGAAGACGTATAAAATATGAACAGTATTATGGATAACTTGACCAAAGCATTAGAAATGAATCCTCTTGTGGTTGAAGAACAAAAAGAAGAACAGCTTCCTGCGGTCGTCGAAGAAACAAACGATGCCGAGCAGGACTTTGAGCTTGCGCGCAAAAATCTACAAGAACTCGCTAAGAAAGGAAACAAGGCTCTTGATGAGTTGATTATGCTTGCTAAGAATAGCGAGCACCCTCGTGCGTACGAAGTGGTTGCCACGCTAATTAAAACACTAGCTGATACCAACAAAGACTTGCTTGAAACACGCAAGAAAAAAATTGATATCGATAAGGCTCGTGGTGTCCAACCCGAAGGCTCGCCTAAAACAGTTAACAATAATCTATTCGTCGGATCAACAGCTGAGTTACAAAAGTTTCTAAAAGAACGCGCCAAGAATCTGGAGTCAGATGAATGAGCGCAGTGATGCAAGAAGAAGATTATGATTTTGAGATTGAACATAATGGTGTAAACGGAAATCCGCTTCTAAAGCCAGTCGGTATGCAAATCGAGTGGCAACCATGGCAAATCGAAGAATACCTAAAGTGTAAAGAAGATCCGATTTATTTCTGTGAGAAATATGTAAAGATTATCTCTCTTGACGAGGGTGTAATCAACTTTAAGATGTTCGACTTTCAGAAGCGGTTTGTTAAGGCTGCTAAAGAAAATCGCTTTACTATTGTTCGTTGCGGTCGCCAGATGGGTAAAACTACCACCGCGACTGGCTTATTGTTACACGAAGGCTTGTTTGCTGACAACCCATCCTATATCGCTATCCTCGCTAACAAAATGGATACGGCTCAGGAAATTCTTGACCGTATTCAAATGGCATACGAAAACCTGCCATTGTGGATGCAACAAGGTGTTGTAGCTTGGAACAAACGAAGCTTCGCACTAGAAAATGGTGCCAAGTTTATCTGTGCGCCTACATCAAGTTCTGCTATTCGTGGTAAGTCTATCTCGGTCCTGTACCTCGACGAATTTGCTCACATTCCGCCACACATTCAGCTAAAGTTCTTCACCGCTACATATCCAGTTATTTCGTCTGGTAAGCAAACCAAGATTATCATTACATCCACACCAAATGGTATGGAACTGTATTACAAGCTGTGGACTGACGCTGTCAAGAAACGTAACAGCTATACAGCGGTTGACGTTCACTGGTCTGAATATCCTGGTCGTGATGAGAAGTGGAAAGAAGAAACAATTAACAATACTTCACCTGAGCAATTCCGTCAGGAATACGAAGTAGAGTTCCTTGGTTCTAGTAATACGCTACTATCGGCTGAGTGCTTGCAACGACTAACCTATGAAGATCCTATTTCTACTCATGGTTCTACTAGAATCTATGCGATGCCAGATCCGGAACACCGTTATGTAATGACGGCTGACGTGGCGCGTGGTGTCGGCGGTGACTACTCTACATTCGTCGTTGTTGATGTTACCGAATTTCCATATAGAGTGGCTGCGGTCTATCGAGATAACAACGTAGAACCACAGATGTTCCCGCACTTTATTAATGAATCCCATAAGTTCTATAACTTTTGTCCCATTTTAGTTGAAACTAACGACATTGGCCAGCAGATAGCCGAAATGTTAATTTCAGATTTTGAGTGCGAGGGTGTACTGAGAATCACTCAAACTGGTCGTAAGGGTCAGGTTCTGGGTGGTGGATTTCACAAACAATCAAGAGTTGGTCTAAAGACAACTCAGCCTACAAAGCGAGTCGGTTGTTTGAACATGAAGGCTTTGATCGAGAACAATAAATTGATAATCAACGATTACGATTTGTTGAGTGAACTCTCTACTTTTATAAGTAAAGGGACGTCTTACGAAGCCGAGTATGGTAAACATGACGATCTTGTTATGTGTTTGGTATTATTTGCTTGGATGACAAATCAAAATTATTTCAAAGATTTATTAGAAACCGATGTCAGAAAGAACTTAATGGAAGAACGAGAAAAAGAACTGGAAGACGACATGTTACCGTTCTTTGCCGACGATGGAATGAACTTCGAAGACGAAGTTTATGTGTCTGCTTTCGACCGTGAATTATTCTTCTAAAACCGTATTTTACTAAATATATTACAAATATTATTATATTTCTGGCTCTATTTTGAACAAGGAGAAACAAGATGGCATTCCAAGTCAGTCCAGGTATCAATGTAAGAGAAATTGACCTGACCACCGTTGTACCAGCAGTTTCCGCTTCTGTTGGTGCGTTTGCAGGCGTTTTTAGCTTCGGTCCAGCTGAAGAACGCGTGTTAGTCAGTTCTGAAAACTCTCTTGTAAAGATTTTCGGTAAGCCAACCGCAGACAATTTCGAAACATTCTACACTGCAGCTAACTTCTTAGCATACGGCAACGCTCTTTATGTTGTTCGTGCTATCGATACAGCTGCTAGAAACGCACAGGCTAACACAGCTGCTGAAACTACGATTCAAATTAAAAATCTAGCAGATTATGAAGATGGTATTTCTGCTGGCGCTAACGCTGTTTACTACGCTCGCTATGCTGGTACACTAGGTAATTCACTAAAGATCTCTGTTTGTGACTCGGCAAATGCTTATAGCAATGCCCTAGACATGACAGATGGCGCTGCTACTATTGAAGGCACACTAACACTTGTTCCAAACAGCCTAACTGCTAACTTAAGAGTTGTTTCTGCTGTATCGAACACTGCTGCTAATACTTCTGCTACAAGCATCATCGGTAAAATTAGAGTTGGCGATTATCTAGTTGTAAATGGTCAGAGCCAATATCTAAAGGTAGCTTCTCTTGGTGCTGCTGTTGAAACTGGCAACGCCAGCGTATTCAGTGCACAAGCTGTAATTACTTTCGATAGCAAGTTTACTGGTTCTGCCAACGCAACCGCTAACTCTTCAAACGCACTAACTCGCTACTGGGAATTCTACAATGAAGTAGATAAAGCTCCAGGACAGTCGACCTTTGTTGCTGCTTATGGTAATACTTTTGCACAGGACGAACTACACATTGTTGTAGTTGACGAAGATGGTCTATTCAGCGGTACTAAGAACGCTGTTTTAGAAGTATTTGAAGGTCTATCCCGCGCTACAAACGCTAAGGGCGAAAACGGTCAGACTTTATACTACAAAGATGTAATTACAACTGACTCTGAGTATATCTATTGGGCAAATCATCGTGCTGGTGCTCCAGCTGCTGTTGCTCTAAGCGTCGCTTCTTCAGCTCAAACTCTACCAATGACTCTATCGTTCTCGAATGGTGTCGATACTTCGACAGAAAGTTCGGTTACACTAGGAAATCTTGGTACTGCATACGACCTATTCAAAGACAAGAACGTTGTTGACGTTTCTCTAGTCATGACTGGTAAAGCAGGTTCGGGTGTTGCTAACTATGTAATCGACAATATCGCTGAAACTCGTAAAGATTGCGTGGCTTTCGTTTCGCCAACTCGCTCGACTTCAGCTGATTCTATCGTAACTTTCCGCAATACTCTATCGTCAACTTCTTACGCTGTAATCGATTCTGGTTACAAGTATCAGTATGACCGCTATAACGACGTTTATCGCTACATCCCACTAAACGGCGACATCGCTGGTCTATGCGCAAGAACTGATGAAACTCGTGACCCATGGTTCTCACCAGCTGGTTTCACTCGTGGTCAGATTAAAAATCTAGTTAAGCTAAACTTTAATCCAAACCAAGCAGAACGCGACCTACTTTACAAGAACGGTGTAAACCCAGTTGTAACTTTCCCAGGACGTGGTACTGTATTGTTTGGTGACAAGACTATGTTGGCTAAACCATCTGCGTTTGACCGCATCAACGTTCGCCGTCTATTCATCGTACTAGAGAAAGCGATTTCTACTGCTGCTGAATTTGCTCTGTTTGAATTCAACGACGAGTTTACTCGTGCGCAATTCAAGAACCTAGTTGAGCCATATCTACGCGAAGTACAAGGTCGCCAAGGCATTACCGATTTCAAAGTAATCTGTGATACCACTAACAACACTGGTGATGTAATTGATCGTAACGAATTTGTTGGTGACATCTACATCAAGCCAGCTCGTTCGATTAACTTCATCCAGTTGAATTTTATCGCTGTACGCTCTGGTGTTGAGTTTAACGAAATCGTTCAAGGAGCATAAGAAATGGCATTTAATGTAAATGAAATTAGACAAAACATGATTGGTGACGGTGCTCGTCCGTCACTATTCGAAGTAACAATGGTCAACCCTATCTCTAGAGTTGGCGATGAAACACTTCGTTACATGGTTCGTGCTGCTCAATTACCAGCTTCTAATCTTGGTCTAATCGAAATTCCTTATTTCGGTCGCCGTATTAAAGTTGCTGGTAGCAGAACTTTTGATAACTGGTCTGTAACTGTCATGAACGACGAAAACTTTGCAGTTCGTCGTGCCATGGAAGCATGGTCTTCAGCTATCAACAGCAATCAAACCAACCTAAGAAGCGTCCCTAACTATCGCACAACTGCTGATGTTATTCAGTATGCTAAGGATGGTTCGGAACTACGTCGCTATCAATTCGTAAACATCTTCCCACTTTCAATTTCTGCAATAGAACTAAGCTGGTTAGACGGCGATGCGGTTGAAGAATACACTGTAGAATTCGCATTCGACTACTGGACTGTAGCCGATAGCGAAATTATCCAGTAAAAATGACTTGATTTGGAACGCTACATATAATGTGTAGCGTTCCTTCCAGTCGGAGAAAAATATAATGGCTCAGTTGTTTGGTTTTGAAATCGTAAGAAAGAAAGAAGCAGAAGAGAAGGCGCAACCTGATCGCTTAGTAACATTTGCACCCGAAATTAAAGATGACGGTGCGGTTGTTGTAGCGGAAGGTGGCGTCTTTGGCACATACTTAGATCTTGAAGGTTCAGCTCGTACTGAATCAGATCTAGTTGCCAAGTATCGCGAGATGTCACTTCAACCAGAAGTTGAATCCGCGATTGATGATATTGTAAATGAGTTCGTATCATACGACTCAGATTATAAATTAGTTGATATCAACCTAGACGATCTAGAGTTTGGTAACAAAGTAAAAGATAAGATTCGCGAAGAGTTTAAGAACATCGTTCAGTTGTTAGACTTTAATAACAGTGGCTACGAAATCGTTCGTCGTTGGTATATTGATGGTAGACTATACTATCATGCGATTATTGACGTACAGAACCCACGCGAAGGCATTCAAGAAATTCGTTATATCGATCCGCGCAAGATCCGTAAGATCCGCGAGATTAAAAGAGTTCGTAGAAACTCACAAGCATCAACTGCAGGTCAGCAAGTTCATACAACAGAAACTAAACAAGAATACTACATGTATTCTGAGCGTGGTTTCTCTGGCGGTACTCGTGCTGGCGTAAGCACAACAAGTTATCAACCAGCTGCTGCTGGCTCAACTGGTATTCGTATTGCTACTGATTCTATTATCCATGTGACATCTGGTCTAATGGATGCTTCCAATCAAATGGTACTTTCGTATCTACATAAAGCAATCAAGCCACTCAACCAACTACGCACACTAGAAGACGCAACAGTAATCTATCGTATTTCGCGTGCTCCTGAGCGTCGTATCTTCTACATTGACGTCGGTAATCTGCCAAAGATCAAAGCAGAACAATATCTTCGCGACATGATGGTTCGTCACAAGAACCGTCTGGTGTACGATGCTACAACTGGTGACATCCGCGACGACCGTAAGTTTATGACGATGCTAGAAGACTTCTGGCTTCCACGTCGCGAAGGTGGTAAGGGTACAGAAATTACTACACTTCCTGGCGGTCAGAACCTTGGCGAAATCGACGATGTTCTATACTTCCAGAAGAAAATGTACAAGTCGCTTGGTGTTCCAGTTTCTCGTCTAGAAAGCGAGGGTGGATTTAATCTTGGTCGTGCTGCTGAGATTACTCGTGATGAGTTGAAGTTCGGCAAGTTCATCGACCGTATGCGCATGCGCTTCTCTAATCTATTCAAAGAAGCATTAAAGAAACAATTGATTCTCAAGGGAGTTATTTCTGAAGAAGAATCAAATGAAATCTTTAGCAATATTCGTTTTGACTTTATGCGCGATGGTTACTTTACAGAATTGAAAGAAGCTGAAATCTTAACAAATCGTTTAGCGTTGGCTCAGTCAATGGAACAATATGTCGGTAAGTATTACTCTCACCAATATATGCGTACTAAAGTTCTACATCAATCAGAAGAAGAAATGGATCAGATTGATAAACAGATGGGCGAAGAGCATCAGGCTAATATCAAACTACAACAAGCATTAATTGACGCTGGACAGAATCCAAGTGCACCTCCTGGAGCTGACCAGCAAGGCGAGCAAGAACCGTCACCAGAACAACAATAAGTTGAATAATTTACTAAATATAGTGTTACTTTAATAAAGGAAACCCCATGAAAGACATCAAAGAATTAATTTATGCAGCGGTTGAAGAGAATGCAGTCAAGTTCCAAGAACTTGTAAACGCTCAGCTTCAAGTCCGCGCATACGATGCAATTGAAGCTCTTCGTCCTGAAATCGGCGCTTCTATGTTTGGCGAAGCCAAGAAAATGGAAGACGACGAAGAAGAAATGGAAGACGAGGATGAAGACGAAGAAATGGAAGACGAAGAAGAAATGGACGATAAAAAGAAGTCCATGAAAGAAGCTCTTCATTCTAACCAACAAAAGATTGATGTTGTCGACGACGAAAAGATCGACGCTAAAGATTTTGCTAAACTTCGTAAAATGAAGAAAGGCAACGTACAAGAAGTAGCAATGCCAAAAAATGCATCCGACTGGCAAGCACTAATCACTCATCAAGTTAAGACGGTCGGTCATCCAGTTGCAACTGATGCTCAGTTCCGTGCTACTCATGGTAAAGACACTAGCAAAATTGCAAGTCTAGAACCAGGAGAAGATAAGCTACAATACGCAACTGCTCAAGGCGGAACCGTAAAACAATGAAATCATTTTCTGAATTCATGACCGAAGCTGCATTCTTGATGCGCAAGACAGGCGAAAACCTTGTCACGCAAAAGAACAAGTCAGGTCGCGCAGGATTTCCTGGCGGATTCGGCAAACATGAAAAAGTAAACGTCGGTGGTGAGTTGGGTTCTAGCAATCCAACTCGTCATGCCAAAGCATTCGGCGGACTAAAGAAATTAATGCGCGATCGCGTTGAAGCTAAAGATGCTGTAAAGCAAATCTCTAAGCATGTCGACCACAAACCATTAAATGATGAGATCGGAGCGATCGCAAGCGATAAACCAAACTCAGATGTACGCAATGTTATTAAACATCACTTGCGTAAAGCTGGTATGAAAAATACACATTTGCTGTAAGGAACTAATATGCCAATCTATATCAATCAGCCAAGAGGCAAACTTGTAACTAGAATTGCTGCCAATTCAACTAATGGTGGCGTCGAAACAATCACTCTTGCCAGTGCTAATACTTCTGCTGAAGAAACTGTAAATGCTCTGCAAATCAGTAAAGTTTACTGGTCTGGCAATGTTGTTATCGGTCGAGGTAATGCTGGCGCAACTACTTTGTTTAATTTAACAGGTGGCGGTAATTGGGATTTTGATGTTGCTGGTATTACACAAACTGAACAACCAACTACCAACGTTGTTATCACCTATGCTAATAACGCTACGGTGTATGTTGAATTGAAAAAACAATCGACACTAGCATAAGGAATAAGAAATGAAACTTATTACCGAAACAATTGAAGATCTAGAGATTATTACCGAAGCTAATGAAAATGGCGGTAAAAATCTTTTTATTACTGGTCCGTTTCTTCAAGCTGAAGTAGTAAATAGAAATGGTCGTAAATATCCTTCAGCTGTAATGGAGCGCGAAGTTGCTCGCTACATGAAAGAAGCTGTTGGTACCAATCGCGCTTTGGGCGAATTAGGTCATCCTGCTGGTCCTACAATCAATCTAGATCGTGTTTCACACATGATTGTTGATTTACAGAAAGAAGGAAACAACTATATCGGCAAAGCCAAAATATTAGATACACCTATGGGTAACATCGCTAAGAATTTAATCAATTCTGGTGTTAAACTTGGTGTCTCTTCACGTGGCATGGGTTCGTTGAAACCAAGAAATGGTATTAACGAAGTCCAAGATGACTTTTATCTTGCAACTGCCGCAGATATTGTAGCGGATCCTTCAGCTCCAGATGCTTTCGTAAACGGAATCATGGAAGGAGTAGAATGGGTTTGGGACAACGGACTTCTCAAAGCTCAACAGTTAGAGAGTTACAAAGCACAAGTCAACAAAGCTGCTTCTTCCGCAAACAAGAAAAAGCTAGAAGAAACCGTCCTGAAAGTTTGGAACGATTTCCTTCTAAAGATTTGATTTTATAAATAATAAACTAAAGCAATCCACGCAGGAGAGTAAAGATGAGTAATAACGAAAACGAAATCTTGGAAGGCGACGATCTTCTAGAGTTTCAGGCATCGTATGGCGTCGACGCCATGATTCCTGAACCAGTCGCAACCAAAGATAATTCGCGACCAGCTGACAAGAAGGATGGCAAAGATGCCATGCCTACTCTAAGCAAGTCGGGCATTATCGCCGATATCGTCAAAGCAGCATACGATATGCCAGTTAAAAAATTGGCACAATTCCATGCTGGTATGGCAAATCAAGGCACACTAAAAGCTGGTTCGAAGCAACAAGACCCAATGCCAAAGTTGAATAATCCTGGCGGTCTGGGCGAAGACGTTGCTGCTATTTTCCAAGGTGCAGAACTTTCGGAAGAATTCAAAGACAAAGCTACAACTATCTTTGAAGCAGCTGTACACGCTCGCACTATCGAATACAAAGCGCAACTTGACGAACAGTATGAAGCTCAATTAGCTGAAGCTGTAGAAGCAGTTGCTGACGAATTGACCGAGAAAGTAAACAGCTACCTAAACTACGTTGTTGAACAATGGGTCGAAGATAACAAACTTGCTATTGAATCAGGTCTACGCACCGAAGTCATGGAAAGTTTCCTCGCTGGTATGCGCGAAGTTTTTGTCGAGCATTACGTCGAGATCCCTGAAGACAAAGTAAATGTCGTTGAGTCTATGGACGCTCGCATTGCTGAGTTGGAAGAAAAGCTGAATGAGCAAATCAACCTGAATTTAGAAATTGCTGAACAAGTAGCGTCTTATCAGGCTGAGCAGGCATTCGCTGAAGTTGCTGAAGGTCTTACCGATACTCAGAAAGAAAAACTAGCTACCCTTGCTGAAAGCATCGATGCCAGTTCTGTTAAAGAGTATGCTGAGAAACTAAGCATTATCAAAGAATCCTATCTGTCTGTTAAGAAAGAGTCACAAGCTCAACAGCAGCTTACGGAAGAAGTTGAAGTCGTGCAAGAAGAAACAGCTAAGAAATCTGGTGATCCAACGATCAACAAATACGTAGCTGCTATTTCGCGTACCGTCAAGAACTGATTATTATAAATAACTATACCAATTCCTATTTCAAAGGACAGGAGAATAAAGATGTATCTTAACGAAGAAATCCAAACCAAGTGGGCACCAGTTCTAGAACACGCTGATTTGTCACCAATTAAAGACTCACACCGTCGTTCTGTAACTGCTCAGTTGCTAGAAAACACCGAGAAGGCTCTCCGTGAAAACGGTGGCTTCGCTCCACGCTCATTGCTAGAAACCAATGCTGCTGGCGGTCCAACCAACTCCATGAACTCATATTCGCCAAGCGAAATCGACACTTACGATCCAGTTCTAATTTCGTTAGTCCGTCGTGCAATGCCAAACCTAGTTGCCTATGACATCTGCGGCGTCCAGCCAATGACAGGTCCAACTGGCTTGATCTTTGCTATGCGTTCGCACTATGCCAACCAGCAAGGTACAGAAGCTTTCTACAACGAAGCTAATACCGAGTTCGGTGGTACAACTACTGCTGCTGCTAACTCCGTCGGTCTAAACGACGTTGGTACAGTTCCAGGCGTCTCAAACAACGCAGGAACAAACACCTATAACTTCACAGCTGGTCTAACAACTGCCCAAGCTGAATCGCTAGGTAACAGCACTCAAGCTTTTGCTGAAATGGCTTTCTCGATCGACAAGGTTTCTGTAACTGCCAAGTCGCGCGCTCTAAAAGCTGACTACTCGATGGAACTTGCTCAAGATCTTAAAGCTATTCATGGTCTTGACGCTGAAACCGAACTAGCCAACATCCTTTCGGCTGAAATTCTTGCTGAAATCAACCGCGAAATCATCCGTACTATCAACGTAACAGCTACAATCGGCGGTACTTCAATCGTATCTCCATTCACTGCTGCTGACGGTGTAACTACTGCTGGTCGTTTCAACCTAGACGTCGACTCTAACGGTCGTTGGTCAGTTGAAAAGTTCAAGGGTCTAATGTTCCAAATCGAGCGCGAAGCTAATGCTATCGCAAAACGTACTCGTCGTGGTAAGGGTAACATCCTAATCTGCTCGTCAGATGTGGCTTCTGCTCTTCAAATGGCTGGCGTTCTTGATTACACCCCAGCTCTTAACAGCAACAACCTACAAGTTGATGATACTGGCGCTACTTTCGCTGGCGTTCTAAACGGTCGCATCAAAGTTTACATCGATCCATACACCACTGGTAACTACCTAACTATGGGTTACAAAGGTGCTTCTGCGTTCGATGCTGGTCTATTCTACTGCCCATACGTTCCTCTACAAATGGTTCGTGCGGTTGGTGAAGATACCTTCCAGCCAAAAATCGGCTTCAAGACCCGTTATGGCGTCGTAGCAAATCCATTCTCACGTGGTGCTACTGCTTCGGACGGTACATTGATCCAAGACTCCAACGTTTACTACCGTCGTCTAATCGTAGACAACCTAATGTAATCTTGGTTGATACAAACTTAAAAGCCACCTTCGGGTGGCTTTTTTGTTACCTAAATAATAGGTGCTATCTGGGAAACTACTATGAGCGTCGTAAACGAACCTACAAATAAAAACTTTCTGTCACCTCTCGGCTTTTCGTTTTCCGTAAAGAGATTGCCGACTGTCAACTTCTTTGTAACTAGGGTTTCACTTCCTGGTGTATCATTAGGTACAGCAGAAACTCCTACTCCGTTTATTACTATTCCTAGACCAGGAAGATTGCAGTTTAGCGAACTACAAGTTACATTTAAGGTCGACGAAGACATGAAAAACTATAAAGAGATTTATGGTTGGATGACTGCTCTTGGTCGCGTAGATGGATTTGAATCATATTCATCAATTGCTGCTGCAGAGAAAACTAGCGGAGCTGGTATTTACTCTGATGGTATGCTTGGTATTTTAACTTCTGCGATGAATCCAAATATACTTGTGACATTTGCTAATATGTTTCCTACTTCTATTTCTGATTTAGAATTTAATTCACAATTAGCTGACGTAGAGTATCTTGAAGCGACTGCTACATTTAGATTCCAGTCATTCAAACTAGAAGACGCATAATTTTACTAATTCGCTATTGTAGCGTATAATATGATGGAGTACTCTCCATCTATGGATATATCATGAAACTTGAAGAAATTTTTGAAATGTGGGCTAAAGACAGCGACATCGATCGTACCGAACTTGGTAAGGAATCGCTGAGAATCGCAAAACTCCACTATAACTATTACCGCATCTTCTCTAACGAGCGTCTGCTGCTCAAGAAGATGGAAACTGAACACAAGCAACTTTACAAAGATAAAGCTGAATGGTTCAACGGAATCATGGAACCAGACCGTCTAAAAGAACTTGGCTGGGAACCCAACTATCTAAAAATTATGAAATCGGAACTACCGATGCATATTGACTCAGACTCAGACATAATCAAAAGCACATTAAAGATCGCCGTTCAACAAGAGAAAGTTGATGTGTTGGAATCAATCATCAAATCACTAAATGGTCGTGGCTATAATATCAAGTCAGCTATTGACTGGGAAAAGTTTAAGACAGGCATGTAATGAGTAAGATTACCTTAGAACCAATCGACGAAGCGTTCATTCGATTCAACTGCGAGGCATGGCTTGCGCAGGAATTGTCAGACCACTTTACGTTCATGGTTCCAGGTGCTCAGTTTATGCCAGCTGTTCGTAACAAAGTCTGGGATGGTAAAATAAGATTAGCCAACCTAATGACCAAGTCAATCTACAAAGGATTGATTCCTTATATCGTAAAGTTCGCACAAGACCGCGACTACGAAATAGAAATACATAAAGACTTGCACGTAACAAGTGACGAAACCGACGAGGACTTTGATAAGTTTATCGCTTCGCTAAAGCTACCATTCAACCCACGCCAGTATCAGGTGGACGCTTTTATGCACGCAGTAAGAAACCACAGAGGTATGATGCTTTCACCTACTGCTTCTGGTAAGTCGCTCATCATCTATATGGTAAGCAGATGGTTCAAGAAACAGCGTAAACTAATTATCGTTCCTACTACCTCGCTCGTCTATCAGATGCAGTCTGACTTCGTTGGTTACGGACACGACGAGAAAGACATACACATTATTATGTCAGGTAAAGAGAAACTTTCAACTGCGCCAGTAGTCATAACTACATGGCAGTCAATTTATAAACTACCAAAAAGCTGGTTTGAGCAGTTCGGTGTTGTAATAGGCGACGAAGCGCATTTATTCAAAGCTAAGTCACTTGCTTCAATTATGGAGAAGCTGAACGAATGCAAGTATCGTTTCGGGTTTACTGGTACGCTAGATGGTACGCAGACTCACAAGCTGGTACTTGAAGGATTATTTGGCGCGGTAAAGAAAGTCACTACGACCGCCAAACTGATTGAAGATAATCATCTCTCAGCATTCAAGATTAAGTGTCTGGTTTTGAAGCACTCAGATGCTGAAAAGAAACTGATGGCACGAAAGACTTACCAAGAGGAGATGGATTATTTGGTGCGTCATGATGGACGTAATAAGTTTATTAGCAAACTGACTCTCTCGCTCGAGGGTAATACGCTGGTACTATTTCAATACGTTGATAAGCATGGTAAGGATTTATACAAGCAGATAAAAGATAAAGCCCATGACAAGCGTCACGTATTCTTCGTACACGGTGGCGTAGATGGCGAGGATCGAGAAGCTATTCGCCAGATCGTTGAGAAAGAAAAAGACGCTATCATTATCGCGTCGTATGGTACGTTCTCCACAGGGGTGAATATTCGTAACCTACATAATATAGTATTCTCTTCTCCTACCAAGTCGATGATTCGTACTTTGCAATCTATCGGTCGTGGTCTTCGTCTTGGTGATGATAAAGAAGAAGCTGTTCTATATGACATCTCAGATGACCTAAGAACTAAAACGTGGACTAACCATACCATGAATCATTTCGCCGAGCGTATTAAGATTTACACCGACGAACAATTCCAATATAAGATTTACCCAATTGAGATTTAATTATGAAAAATATGTTTATATTAATGAAGCTAAGTGACTCCGATAACTTTATCGTCGGCGAACTGAAAAACGAAACCGAGGGAGAAATCATCATAGGTTATCCAATCAGTATTCGATTACAGCCAAATGCTATGGGAACCACTTCTGTTTCCACCACAAAGATGATGCCATTCAGTAAGAATAATTTGGTTGCTATCATGAAGCCAAAGATTGTTGCTATGAGCAAACCGAATGAAAAGATTATTGGATATTACACTAACTTCGTAGAGAAGTATGGTAAGATCTACGATGAGCTTCTTGAAGATGATATCCTTGGACTCAAGGCTCAAGAGGGTGAACTTCCAGATGAACTGGATGATGAAATCGAAGATAACGTTGTGACGTTTAAGCTACCAACTTCTAATAACTCCGTGCATTAATATATCAACGGGAGTACACCTAATATTATACTGTCAAACTGGTAATTGGTAAAGTTATTTTACTAATAGGAACAAAAGTAATATAATAGGTGTATGATAAAAGGAATTAAATGAAACAGCCAGCCCCACCAAAATCTAACCACTATGTAAGCAACCTCGAGTTCTATGCAGCGATGAAGGACTACAAACAAGCATGCCTTGATGCATCAGAACAAGGGCTACCGAAACCAAAGATACCAAAGTATATCGGTGAGTGTCTTTATAAGATAGCCACAAAGTTATCATACAGACCTAACTTTATCAACTATTCATATCGCGATGAAATGATTGCTGATGGTCTAGAAAACTGCATCACTTATTTTGATAACTTTAATCCTGACAGATCTAATAATCCATTCTCTTACTTTACTCAGATTATCTACTATGCGTTTCTGCGTAGAATCCAAAAAGAAAAGAAGCAAGTTTACGTCAAACATAAAGTGTATCACCAACAGATGGTTGATGGCGCAATGCATCACCTACAAGAAGGAAACTCTGGTGAAGATTTTGACGTAGCAGTAATGGAAGACACCGACTACATTAATGATTTCGTGAAGAACTTTGAAGACAAGATCGAAGAGAAAAAGAAAGCCAAGACTGCAAAGGTCAAGAAGTCTATTGACACAGTTCTCACTCAATCATTTACTAATGACCCTGAATAGGGTATAATATCTTATAATGAAAATTGCTATTTTAACTGACCAACACTTCGGTGTTCGCAATGACAACGTCGCCTTTTATGACTACCAAGCGAAATTCTATCGCGAGGTAGTTTTACCATACATAGACGCCAACGATATTAAAGTCGTCTGGGATGGCGGTGACACATTCGATCGCCGTAAGTATATCAACTTCCACTCGCTTAAAGCTGCCAAGGATATGTGGTTCGACGAACTGCGTACACGCAACGTTCAGCTTTATACTATCGTGGGTAATCATACTGCATATTATAAGAATACCAACGAAGTCAATACGATGGAGTTGCTGTTCGCTGACTACGAAAATATGCATATCGTATCCGAAGCCAAGACGCTTAACTTTGATGGACTTGACGTAGCATTCCTACCATGGATCTGCTCTGGTAATTATCAGTCGTCTATGGACTTTATTAATGACACTCCCGCACAAGTTCTAATCGGTCACCTAGAGTTGGCTGGCTTCGAAATGTATAAGGGTGTTGTTGGCAACGACCATGGCTTCGATTCAAAACTATTTGATAAGTTCGACGTTGTAATGTCAGGTCACTTCCATCACAAATCCACCAAAGGTAATATCAACTATCTTGGTGCACCATATGAAATGACTTGGTCGGATTATAACGATCCGCGTGGCTTTCATATATTTGACACAGAGTCGCGCGAGCTGACGTTCATACAAAATCCATTTCCTATGTTTCACAAAGTCCTGTATGACGACGTGAATAAAACTATGGAAGAAGTCATCGAACAAGACTTTAGTGGTTTTAGTAATTCGTTTGTAAAGCTGATTGTTCGCAACAAGACAAACCCTTACTGGTTTGATATCGTCGTTGACAAGATTGAAAAGACTGGTGTTCTTGACCTACAAATCGTAGAAGACCATCTCAACCTCGACCTAGAAGATGACGCTGACATCGTCGACGAAGCCGAAGACACGCTGACTATCATGCGTAAGTTCGTCGCCCAGTATCTACCTGAAACTGAACAAACTATGGCTAAAGACCTTAACAACTTGCTGACTGAATTATATCAAGAAGCATTGAGCGCGGAGCGCGAAGCATGATAAACTTCAAAGTAGTTCGCTGGAAGAACTTCCTGTCGACTGGCAACGTGTTTACCGAAGTCAAGCTGGATAAATCCAAGTCCACGTTGATTGTCGGTCAGAATGGTGCAGGTAAATCTACCATCCTTGACGCTATCTCGTTCGCGCTGTATAACAAACCATTCCGTAAGATTAACAAGCCGCAACTGATTAACAGCATCAATAATAAAGACGCTGTTGTAGAAATTGAGTTTACGGTTGGTCGCGATGAATATAAAGTTGTTCGTGGTATCAAACCTAATCTGTTTGAAATCTACAAGAATGGCGCGATGTTTAATCAGGATTCAGCTAATCGTGATTACCAAGAGTTCCTAGAAAAAACTATTCTGAAACTGAACCATCGTTCGTTCTCTCAGGTAGTTGTTCTTGGTTCATCAACGTATGTGCCATTCATGCAGTTGCCAGCAAACCAACGACGCGAAGTAATTGAAGATCTACTTGACATTCAAATCTTTACTTCTATGAACAATATTCTAAAAGAAAAGGTTGCTTCTAATAAAGTAGAAGTGGCAGATACCAAGTATGCTGCTGACCTATGTTCTGAAAAGATTGCAATGGAACAGAAGTATCTCGCAAGTGTCCGTAAAGATAAAGATACTCGTATTCAAGCCAACAATGCAAAGATTAAAGAAATCGCAAAGACTATCGTTGGACTGCGTGGGTCAATCAAAGATTATCAAAACGAGTATGTTACTCTTGAACTTGGTGTTAGCGACGAAGCTGAAGTATTACAGAAAGCTAATGATCTTTCAGATAATCGCGTTCGTCTATGGGATCGTATGTTCTTGCTTGAGAAAGAAATCAAATTCTTTCACGACAACGAAAACTGTCCTACCTGTAAGCAGGGTATCGCGCATGACTTCAAAGAGTCGGCGGTAAGTAACAAGAATGCTACTCTAGTTTCTATCAAAGAAGAACTAGAAATTATCGACGGCGAGCAGACTCAAGTGACTGCTCGTCTTGATAATATCAAACAAACTCGTCAAGCGATGATTAAAGCAAACGAACAAATCAAAGTAGTGACGGCTCAAATTGAATCTGAGAAACGAAACTACAAAGCACTAGAAACTGAAAATGCTTCTTTGTCCGTAGAACAAGATACAACCGAGTCGACTGCTACGTTGCTTGCGTTGAAAGAAGAACTGGCTGAGATCGAAGCTAAACGTGAGATGCTATCAAAACGAAACGCTGTTCTGTCTGCTGCTTCTGCTCTACTCAAAGACGGTGGCATCAAGACAAAGATTATCCGTCAGTATATTCCTATCATGAATAAACTGATTAACAAGTATCTGGCTGCGATGGACTTCTTCGTTCACTTTGAGTTGGACGAACAGTTTAATGAAAAGATTAAGTCGCGCTTCCGTGATGAGTTCTCGTACAACTCGTTCTCCGAGGGTGAGAAGATGCGAATCAATCTGGCTGTATTGTTCACTTGGCGTGCTATCGCTAAGATGAGAAACTCAGCAACCACAAACCTGCTGATTATGGACGAAGTGTTTGACAGTTCGCTTGACGGTGTTGGTACAGACGAGTTCCTAAAGATTCTAAATAATCTCACTGCGGATAATAACACATTCATTATCTCGCACAAAGGCGATGCTCTATACGACAAGTTCCATAGCATCATTAAGTTTGAGAAACAAGGCAATTTCAGTCGCATCGCATAATTTTACTAATTGCCCAAAATAGGATATAATATTATTATGAAAGTAGGATTTACCGCTTCAGCTTTTGACCTGCTACACGCAGGTCATGTTGCTATGTTAGAAGAAGCAAAAGAGAACTGTGATTGGTTGATTGCTGGTCTTCAAACTGACCCGACTATCGATCGCCCAGAAAAGAACAAACCAATACAAACTGTCACCGAAAGATTCATTCAACTTCGTGCATGCAAGTTCGTAGACGAAATCTATGTTTATGCTACCGAAGCTGACTTGATGGATTTGTTGGCAATCCTGCCGATTGATGTTCGTATTATCGGTTCTGATTACATTGAGAAAGAATTTACTGGTAAACAGTTCTGTATTGACAATAACATTGAGATTTATTATAATCGCCGAAGCCATAAACTAAGCACAAGTGAATTAAGATCTAGACTTAAAGGTTAATTATGAAAATTATGGTTGCGATGCACACCTTCAATAACTTTGGTGGCATCATTGCTCACAACGAACAACTAATCGCTGGCTTGAAAGAACTGGGTCATGATGTTACGTTCGCTTATCTCAAACCATCCGCTCAATCCCCACGACCTGTAAACACCACCGATCTGCCAGAAGGCTATGAGTTTGGTGCTGGTACAGGTCTTCCTGTTCATCAAGGAAAGGGATGGAATGCGCCATACTATTCGTTCAAGAATCAAGATTGTATTGACCGCTTCGTAGCTGATGCTAACAAACATGACATATTGATTTGGCAATCCATCTTTGGCTTCAAGAACAGCGAAACTGAATTGTTTACTGCGTGGAAGCCGATGATAGAAAACGTCAACGCTAAACAACTTGTTGTTATTCATGACGGTAATCTAAAGAAGCTATACAGCTGGATCTATAAGTTTAGTCATAAGTTTGCTGGTCTAGCGTGTGTGCATCCGAGTGCATACAAACAAGCTGAGTTTATGCCAGTTCCGAGAAATCTTATTCTCAATCCACAGGATGTCGAGAACAGACCAATTGCTCCAGAGTTCTCTTCACTAAAGCGACAGATTCTTTCGCTACAAACATTCAAACGTTGGAAGCGAGTTGATGACCTAGTTAAGTCTGTGCCATATATCTGCGCAGAAAAGATTATCATTGCTGGTGATGGTATCGAAAGAAACTATATGACGTCGCCAGACAAATGTAAAGAAGAGTATTTCTGTACTGCTGAGTCGGATCCAGATGCTACAACTGATATGGTTGGTAACAAGATCTGGGATAACGCTACGAAAACTGGTAGAATGGATTATATCGGTTTTATTACAGAAGCCAAACGCGACGCTATTCTTTCTGAATCTAAATTCCTAATCGACACCTCTTGGTCTAACACATACGGCGAACACTTCAATCGTGTTGTGATTGATGCTATCCGCGCTGGTGTCGTTCCTATCGCTAGAAACTTTGGTGTTTCCGAACGCGAGGATGGTGTTGGTATGCTACTTAAACCAAACATGAATTACCTAATGATTCCGCACGATGCAACCCCGAAACAGTTCGGAAATCTAGTAAACGATTTTCTAAATATATCCGAGGAAGAATATAATCGTATTCGCGAAAATAATTATAAACTTCTCAAGAAGTTTTCTCGCAAGAGAATTGCGCAACAATATATTGATTTAGCATTAGGAAATCCTGGCGGAGAGATGCCAGAGAACAAAGTTGGTTCTTTGAGTGTTGACCCGAAAGTACAACCTGTCGCAGATAAAATATGGGAAGAACACTTCGAACCTGTTGCTGTTAGCACCCTAGAAGATTTCTTTACTTAATGCTTAAATTATGGTATAATACAATTTTGAATCGGAGAATATATGACTAAAATAATTACAGCTGACAAGTGGCTTAATTGCGAACACTTGTTGGGTACGTTCCTAGACGAATCACACTACGATCTTCTGATTGAAGAAGATTGTGATTTCTATGTTCCAAATAATACGTTGTTCCCAGGAAATGGCGAACACAACATCGCATTCAAATTCCGTAAGGGAGTTTACACCGCCGAAGAACAACTTGGCGCATACGAAGGACTAATCAAGGGTGCTACTGAAAGTCAGAATCGTGGACTTGCAGCAGGACCAAAAACTGATACATGCGGTGGTCGCGACTGGGTGACTGATTGGCAAACTGCAGTGCTTGACGCAATGTCGCATCCATCAGCCACACTCGATGGTTCTGACCCAGTACAGACGTTGATTGCTGAGAAAGCCAGCTTCAAAGCTGAGTCAACTCGTGGTCTGGTTTGGCTACGCAACAAGATTACTGCTCGTCTAGAACCAAACGAAGAATACGAAGGTTTCTTTGACACTTGGTTAGCCAAGACAGTCAAGCTATCTAAAGAAGAACAAGTCAAGCAAGCCAAAGAAATGGCTGACTGTATTTCTGGCACGACCTACGCTACTGTTGTCAACTCAGGTATCGCTGGTTTCTTTGACCGTTATCCGCGCATCCCTTATGGTCGTATCTGCGCCTACAACTGGAAACATCCAGAACTGTTTGAGAAAGCATTTCCATACTTCCGTAAGCTAGATAAGTTCTTCAAAAATCTATTACCACAACGCTATGGCGTTCAGAAAGAATATTCTGACAGGCTAGACAAGCGTTTCCGTGTCGCTGAAGATACTGTCTTTACCACGATTACTATTAACAAGAATTTCCGTACTGCCGCACATCGAGATGCTGGCGATCTTGGACCAGGATTCTCTAACCTTGGTGTCGTTACCAATGGCAAAGACTATCGCGGTGGCTATTTGGTATTGCCAGAGTTCCGAGTAGCTGTAAATATCCGCCCAGGAGATGTGTTGCTTATTGCTAACCACACAGCAATCCACGGTAATACGGAAATTCTACCACCAGACGACAACTGCTGTATGGACTGCGTTGAGCGTATGTCTATCGTCTGTTACTTCCGTGAGAACATGAAAGAACTTGGCTCGTGGGAATATGAAACTCTGCGTCGTGACTTCGTAGAAGCGCGTCGTCTGAACCAAGACCATCCTGAATGGCGTCCACTTTGGAACGGTGTATCACCTAACATGTGGGAAAGCAAAGAGTGGTATAAGTTTATCGAAGGAATGCCAGACAAAGATGGTAAAGATATGCTTGCTAGATATCACCCAGAAGCACTTGAAACTAAACCAACTTCTCTCGAGGCATTCTTCGCATGAAAGATGTAACAAGTTATAAAGGTGTAATACATGCTCTAGTGAAGGATACTGACCCTATCCTCTCACAAGAGATGCCAAGATTTGATTTTGATAATCCAACCATCGACCCAATTCAATTAGCATACGATCTAGTTGAATCTATGCGACATCATGGTGGTATTGGTCTTTCTGCCAATCAGATCGGCTTGCCATACAGAGTATTTGCTATGGAAGCTGTTCCTGCTCTTGTTTGTTTCAATCCTAAATTGATTGACGAATCTAGCGAGGAAATTATGTTGGAAGAAGGATGCTTGTCTTTTCCTGGACTTGGCATCAAAATTAAACGAGCGCGCCACATCAAGGTTCGTTATGCTGAACCGAGTGGCGAAATTATGACAAGAAAGTTTACTGGCATGGCTGCTCGTTGCTTTCTCCACGAATTAGACCATATGAATGGAACTAAGTATATTGACCGAGCTTCTTTCGTCCAGAAAGAACTCGCATTGAAACGCCAGAAGAAACTGGCAAAATTGAAGAGGATATTAAAATGAGTGTAGAAGTAATTAAATTGACTACTGGCGAAGAAATCATTTCTGAGCTGGAAGATAAGGGCGACTCTGTAGAGTTGACCAATGCTATGTTGGTTGCTGTAAATGATGGTCGTCTAGTGTTCATCCCTTACATGCAGTACACATCTGCTGCTAAGTTTGTTACCATCGATAAGAAGCATATTATGTTTATTGTCACGCCAGTCGAATCATTGATTGACGATTTTGAGAATGCTACTGCTAAGGTCACCAAACCTCGCAAGAGCATCGTATCATCGGTGCCGTGATGGAAGTCAAACTAGTAAAACTAATTACAGGCGAAGATATTATTTGCGAACTTGAAATGACTGATGTTCAAGTAGCACATAATCCATACTCGCTTGCCATGCACCCAGATAAAGGGTTGGTCTTGATGAAGTTCTCGCCGTATGCTATCACTGAAAAAGTATATTTCGAGAAATCTTCCATCCTATGCATTCTTGACCCACAAGAACCACTAGTCAATCACTACAAAGAATTGACTGGTAAAATCATCACACCAAAACAAGGAATCATTGTATAATGGAGATTAAAGTAGAAATTGAAGAATTGCGCAAGCGTAAACTGTTTGTCGCAACACCTATGTACGGCGGACAATGCCACGGTACTTACTGTCGTTCTGTTGCTGACTTGACTGCTATGTGCGTCAAGTATGGTATCGAGATGCGCGTTTACTATCTGTTCAATGAATCGCTGATTACTCGCGCTCGTAACTATTGCGTTGATGAGTTCTTACGTTCTGATTCAACTCACATGATGTTTATCGACTCGGATATCGGATTCAACCCTAACGACGTTCTGTCGTTGCTTGCATTGCAGGATGATGAATCTCCGTATGATATCATCGGTGGTCCATATCCTAAGAAATGTATCTCTTGGGAAAAGATCGTACAAGCTGTCAACAAAGGTGTAGGCGACGAGAATCCTAACGAACTTGAAAAGTACGTTGGTGACTTTGTGTTCAATCCAATCGTTGATGCTGGCCAAACTGAAATCAAACTAAATGAACCAGCAAAGGTTCTTGAAATCGGAACTGGCTTCATGATGATTAAGCGCAAAGTGTTCGATGAATACAAAGCTGCTTATCCGCAATACAGCTACAAACCAGACCACGTTCGCACTGCTGCGTTTGATGGTACTCGTGAAATCCATGCTTACTTCGACTGCATCATCGATCCTGCGACGAAGCGTTATTTGTCGGAAGACTACATGTTCTGTCAGAATGTAATCAAGATGGGCGGAACAATCTGGCTATGTCCGTGGATGGAACTACAACACACTGGTACTTACACCTTTGGTGGTTCGCTGTCTGCTCTTGCTTCTATCGGTGCTTCTGCAACTGCGGATACTGGTTTAATTAACAAGCAAAAACAAGCAGAAAAGAAGAAGAAGTAATTTTACTAACAAACAACTTTAGAGTATAATATAATGATTGAAGCTGACCGTGTAAAACTCAAGAAAGTTCTTGATGACGTTTCCAATATGATGACTATGGTTGAGGCAGAGCGATCTGCCATCAACGAAGCCATTAATGAAGCAAGTAAAAACTTTAACATTGATAAGAAGGTCTTGCGCAAAATTGCCAAGACCTATCATAAACAAAACTTCAATGACGAAGTAGCAACAAATGAGACATTCGTAGAAGTTTACGAACAATTGACCAAACAAGGATAATATTATGAAGATCTCAAGCCAAACCCTTTCCATTCTGAAGAACTTTTCTTCTATCAATGGAAACATCCTAGTTCGTGCAGGTTCAACACTGTCGACTATCTCACCGCAGAAAAATATTCTAGCTTCTGCTGTCGTTTCTGAAAACTTCCCGACCAGCTTCGCGATCTATGACCTCGGTCAGTTCCTTGGTGCTGTCAGCTTGTTCGAAGATCCTGACTTTGACTTTACTGACAAGTTCGTCACCATCTCTAGCGGTAAGCGTAGCATCAAGTATTGGTTCGCTGAGCCAAGCATGATTCTTGCTGCTCCTGAGAAGAAGCTACAACTTCCTACCGAAGAAGTTGTGTTTGATGCGTCTGCCTCTAACATCAGCGAAGTGTTGAAAGCTGCGAGCGTCCTTCAGGCTCCAGAAATCGCTGTTGTTTCTGATGGTTCAACCCAGACCAAGCTGGTTGCTACCAACGTCAAGAACGATACTTCTAACGAATATCACGTTGATGTTGCAGTTACCAACGAAGCAAAGTTCCGTATGGTATTCAAGTCTGAGAACTTGAAGCTAATCAGCGGTGACTATAAAGTATCCATCTCTTCGAAAGGTATGGGTAAGTTCGCCAACGAAAAGGCTGGACTTGAATACTTCATCGCAACAGAAAGCAGCTCAAAATACGGTCAATGATTCTAAACGATCGCCCACTCATCAAAGTAATTGACAACTTCCTGACTAAGGAAGTTTGTCAAGATATCATAAATGAAGCAACTCCATTGTTGGAGCCTTCTAAGATATCGGGCGGTGAATCTGGATATCGTACAAGCAAGAGTACATGGTTATCGCATACGCATAGCCATGCTACTGTGTCCTTACTTGAAGCTGTTACCAAAGTAGCAAATGTTGGTTTAGAGTATTGCGAACCGATCTCTATCATTAAATATGAATCGGGTGAAGAATACAAGAAACATGTAGACTTCAACACTCTATCCACCAACATTCGAGTTGCGACTGTAATCATTTACTTAAATGATGTTTCGTCTGGCGGTTTAACTTCCTTTCCGAAATTAAACTATTCAGTAAAGCCTGTTTGTGGCAGAGCATCATACTTTAGATATGATTACAAAGACGAAGAAACAAATATGAAAACACTCCACGTTGGTGAACCACCGACTGATGGAGAAATTAAATGGATTGCCACTGTATGGATTCATGAAAAACCATACAAGAGGATTATATGATGAAGGAATTATATTATGATGAAAGACGACTTTCTTTGGGTCGAGAAGTATCGCCCACACAAGATTGAAGATTGCATTCTGCCAGAAAGTCTGAAGTCGACTTTCTCAGAATTTGTAAAACAGGGTAGCATCCCTAACCTGTTGCTGACTGGTTCGCAAGGAACTGGTAAAACCACCGTCGCTCGTGCGATGTGTGAAGAACTCGGACTTGACTATATCGAAATCAATGGTTCTATGAACGGTGGTATCGATACTCTACGCACCGAGATTAAGAACTTCGCTTCTACTATTTCGTTTACAGGTACTCGCAAGATGGTTATCCTCGATGAGGCAGACTATCTAAATGCGCAGTCAACTCAGCCAGCTCTTCGCAACTTCATGGAAGAGTTCTCTAAGAACTGCGGATTCATTCTGACCTGTAACTTCAAGAATCGTATCATTGAACCGCTACATTCGCGTTGTTCAGTAATTGAATTCAAAATCCCATCTAGCCAGAAGCCGAAACTGGCAGCTCAGTTCCATAAGCGTGCTTGTGGTATCCTAGAGCAAGAAGGAGTCGAGTTTGACAAGGCTGTTGTTGCCGAAGTCGTAACCAAGCACTTCCCAGACTGGCGTCGAGTTCTAAATGAGCTTCAGCGTTATAGTGCTACAGGTAAAATCGACAGCGGTATCCTCGCTAATCTCGGCGAAGAAAACTTCAAGGGTCTTGTTGACTTGCTGAAGAACAAGCGGTTCAATGATATGCGCAAGTGGGTTTCCGAAAATCTAGACACCGAGCCAACTGCGTTCTTTCGCAAGTTCTATGACATGGCTTCAACCTATATGAAGCCAAACAGCATCCCGCAACTGGTTCTGTTGCTAGGTCGCTATCAGTATCAGTCAGCGTTCGTTGCCGACCAAGAAATCAATACGGTCGCATTCCTAACTGAAGTTATGGTCGAAGCCGAGTGGGTGTAACATGTCAAATCCATTCGATTACACCAACAGCATCACCTATACTAAGAAGAACCTGATTCGTGACACCGAGAACCCAGAACTAGCTGAGAAGCAATATAACGCATTCCTAACCAACCGAGGTCTTTCCTACTTTCCTGACACCATCATGTACGCAAATGATATGAACATGCGCCCAGAGCTGGGTGGTCTGCTTCAGTATGAGTATTTACTAAATAGTGTGCGGAAGAGTAAAAGATTTTCGAAGTGGGCTAAAGCTAGTAAGGATGAAATTGTCATGCAACTCGCAGAATATTATGGTTGCAGTGTTCAGAAAGCAAAAGATATCTCTACAGTATTAACCACCGAGCAAGTTGACCTTATATTACAAAAACTACAAAAAGGTGGAAATACAAAATGACTTCATTAGATACGTTTGTCGAAGTGAAGCTACATCAGGAAGATGATTTTCTAAAAGTTAAGGAAACATTAACTAGAGTAGGTGTTGCTTCAGAGAAAAACAAAACCTTATATCAGTCATGCCATATACTACATAAACGTGGTAAGTATTACATCGTGCACTTCAAAGAACTTTTCGCATTAGACGGAAAGCCATCATCACTAGATGACGAAGATCTTGCGCGTAGAAATACTATTGCGAACTTGTTGGCTGATTGGGGTTTAATTGAATTAGTGAATCCTAAGATGAGCGAAGAAAACCAAGCTCCGATGAAATTCATTAAGGTGATTCCTTACAAAGAAAAGCATGAGTGGGAATTGATTAGCAAATACAAAATTGGGAAGAAGTTTTAATATGACTGACAAATTTTATAATGGAAGAAAAGAACAGCTGAGTAACTTTGAAGATGTTGGTGTGTTTATGCATACCTTCGGTCAAGAAGTTAAGTACAAAGCTGAGTTCCCATCGAAAGATATCTGCAAACTGAGAGTTGAATTGATTGCAGAGGAACTGGGCGAATTGAAGGAAGCAATTCGTGACAAGGATATTGTCGAAGTTGCTGATGCGCTGACCGATTTGCTATACGTGGTGTATGGTGCAGGTCACGCATTTGGTATTGACTTAGATAAATGTTTTAACGAGGTGCATCGTTCTAACATGTCTAAGCTAGGATTGGACGGGAAGCCAATATACAGGGAGGATGGTAAAATCCTAAAAGGACAAAACTATTTTGATCCCGATTTAATTACAATTGTACAAGGTGATAATAATGGAAAAGAAACCAACGAATAAAGCACAAGCAGCAAAAATTGTTGCAGATGCTATTACTCCAAAGAAGAAAAAGAAGAGATACTATCCTTCTAAGAAATCTCGCGTTCAGGCAATTGCTGCCAAGGGCGATAAGAAAGACAAACTAGACGGTAATCTTGCTTCTGCTAAAACTGCTGAAAAAGCAAAGCCAGAAGCAGTACAACCTGAACTGCCTTTCTTCCGCGAAAACGCAAAACAACCAGAACCAGCATCTTTTGTCTGGGCTGAAGATAAACAACCAACATGGCTACAAAAAGTTGTTGCTTGGTTGACATCAATCGGTAAATAATTTTACTAATTCGCGATTTTATAGTATGATATTGGAGTGGGTGCAATGCCCACTCCAACTTTGGAGAGATTATGAGTAAGAAAGAAAAGCCAGCACAGGGCGACCTTGAGTCAGAGGAATTTGGCACATGCGCTCGCTACAATGCAAATAAAACTCGGTACGACCTAGTACCAACCCATCTTCTTAAATCAACCGCCGATGTTTTTGCTTATGGTGCTAACAAGTATGCGCCATGGAACTGGGCGAAGGGTGGACCGATGAGTCAATACATCGGCTGTGTCAAACGGCATCTTGCTGCGATTGAGATGGGCGACGATATCGACCATGAATCGAAAGCACGACACATCGGTCACGCTGTATGTAATCTAATGATGATGGAACAACTCTTGAATCTAATTGAACAAAACCCAGAACTCGCTCACCTAGACGATCGCCCGACCAAGTGGTTCGAAGGGCAGAAGTATTGATGAAGTTCTACACGTCTGTTGAACAACGAAGAAACGATCTGCTGGTTCGTGGCTATGAAAATGGTAAACGAGTCCAGCGTCGCATCGCATACAAACCTTATCTGTTCGTTCCTACCAAGCAACCCAGTCAGTACAAAACGCTAGACGGCAAGCAAGTTGATAAGATTCAGTTTGACTCTATCGGCGAAGCACGTGACTTTGTCAAACAGTATAAGGATATCTCTTCGTTTGAATACTATGGCATGAACCGTTGGCCATATGTTTACATCAACGATGAGTATCCAGGCGAAATAGACTTTGATGTAAAAGCACTTCGCATAACTTATCTCGATATCGAAACTGATTCGCGCGGTGGCTTCCCTAATCTAAAGACAGCTGACAAAGCTGTAACTGCTATCACTATCAGCGATGGCATCACTTACTATGCTTGGGCACTCAAAGGATTCATCCCGCACAACGAAGACATCGTGTACGTTGAGTGCACTTCAGAAAAAGAAATGCTGATGAAGTTTATTCGCAAATGGCGTGAGCTTGATGCGGATATCGTGACTGGCTGGAACGTAGATGGCTTCGATATTCCTTATCTGTATCAGCGTATTGCTAATGAGATTAACGAGGAAGAAGCCAAGAAGATGTCGCCTTGGAATATGACGGAGTTCCGTACATATTACGACAAGATGGGACGCGAACAGAACATCGTTGAGCTGGTCGGACTTCCAGTTCTTGACTACATTCAGCTGTATCAGAAGTTCACCTACATCAAACAAGAACAGTATTCACTTGACTATATTTCTCAGGTAGAACTCGGTGAGAAGAAAGTTGACTATCGCGAACTAGGTTATACAAACCTAGACGATCTGTATCAGCGCAATCATCAGTTGTACATGGAGTACAACGTCAAAGACGTTTCGCTCGTTGTCAAACTCGAGCAGAAGATGAAGTTTATCGAACAGGCTTGTGCTATTGCGTACGATGCCAAGGTCAACTACGGCGATGCGATGACTTCTGTGTTGCTATGGGATGTCATCATTCACAACTATCTGCGCGACCAAGGTGTCGTGATTCCGATGCAGAGAGATAGTCGCAAAGATGCGCAGATCGCTGGTGCTTTCGTTAAGCATCCTGAAGTCGGTCGCTACAACTGGGTTGTTTCGTTTGACTTGAATAGTCTGTATCCGCATCTAATCATGCAGTATAACATCTCGCCTGAGTGCTTCGTCGAAACGCTAATGGGAATCAGACCAGACTCAGTTCTAAAGAACACCGAGCATTGGCAAGATTCAATCAGCATAGCTAAATCTAAAAACCAAACCATCGCTGGTAATGGTGCAGTATTCTCGCGTGACAAGCAGGGTTTCCTACCTGCGCTCATGAAGAAATACTACGAGGATCGCAAACGATTCAAGAAGATGATGATTGAATGTCAGAAGCAACTACAGAACGACAAAGGCAATCAGGAACTAGAACGTAAGATCGTCCAATATAACAATATGCAGATGGCTAAGAAGATCTCACTTAACTCAGCTTATGGTGCGTTGTCGAATCAATACTTCCGCTTCTATTCAGATGACCTCGCCGAAGCGATTACTCTGTCAGGTCAGGTTTCCATCCAGTGGGCGATGAATCGCATGAACGAATATCTGCGCAAACTGCTCGGAACTGACAAAGACTACGTTATTGCTTCAGATACTGACTCGTTGTATATCGAGATGGAAGATCTGGTAAACAAGTTCGTACCTGATAAGACCACCGCTGAGAAAGTTGACTTCCTAGACCAAGTCTGCGAAGGAAAGATTCAGCCATACATCGATAAGTTCTATGGCGAACTTGCCACAGAAATGAATGCATTCGAACAAGCCATGGCTATGAAACGAGAAGCGATTGCTGAGTCTGCGATCTGGACTGGCGCGAAGCGTTACATCATGTCAGTATGGAACAACGAGGGTGTTGCGTTCAAAGAAGCCAAGTTTAAGATGACAGGCATCGAAGCTGTTCGCTCATCAACTCCTACTATCTGTCGTGGTGCTATCGAAGAAGCAGCCAAGATAATCCTGAAAGGCGACCAATCTGCTTTGTTTGATTACATCGAATCGTTCCGTGATAAGTTTAATGAAGCTAATCCAGCTGACATCGCGCGCAACAGTTCTGTAAAAGAAATGTCGAAGTACAAGTTGGGCGACAAGGGTGTTCCGATGCATGTCAAGGGTGCGCTACAATATAACGATTTCCTGCGCAAACTTAATCTGACTAATAAATACCCAAGGATCTCCGATGGTGACAAGATTAAGTTCGTTTCCTTGGTTGTTCCTAACCCAGCACAATGTGAAGTTATCGCATTCCCAGCTGGATATCTACCGCCAGAGTTTAGGCTCGAAAAGTATATTAATCGCGAAGACCACATAGATGTCGGCTTCCTTACTCCCATAACAACCATTGCTTCTGCTGCAGGTATGAAAACTGAGCAAATAGCAACCCTAGAGGATTTCTTCTCATGAGTACGAATCAATTCGATTTTGACTTTGACTTTGGTTTTTCTACCGTAGCTGCGGATGAGATTCCTAATGAAAAGCTAGGAACAGAGGTTGAGCAACTTCAAGCCCAGCTTGCTGAACAAAAAGCAAAGACAACAGCAGTGATTAACGCAGTCATGCCACTGCTTAACAATCTGGCTAAGAACCCAGAAAACGAATACATCTTGTGGCCAAACCGTGTTGCCAAAATTGATGAGTTCAAAAAGAAGCTATTAACGCTTCAATAATTTTACTAATGCGCTGTAATAGCGTATAATATGACTATATCTATGAGAGGTTTACTATGTCCGCATTGCTTGAAAAACTAAAGAAAAATTCAACTATTAAAGAAACTAATATCCTAGCAGATTCTGTTCTGTTTTCTAAGAAGGATATGATTCCAACCAAAATCCCAGCAATCAACGTCGCGTTGTCTGGTCGCCTTGATGGTGGCATGACTCCTGGTCTGACCGTTTGGGCTGGCCCATCTAAGCACTTCAAAACTGCATTCACCTTGCTGATGGCAAAGTCCTACATGGACAAATATCCTGATGCTGCGTTGCTGTTCTATGACTCTGAGTTTGGTACTCCGCAATCGTACTTTGATTCGTTCGGTATTGATACTTCGCGCGTGATGCATACTCCTATTACTGATATCGAACAGATTAAGTTTGACGTCATGCAACAGATGAATGAATTGAAGCGTGGTGATAAAGTTATCATCGTCGTTGACTCTATCGGTAATCTTGCTTCTAAGAAAGAAGTCGAAGATGCGCTTGATGGTAAGTCGGTCGGTGATATGACTCGTGCCAAGCAACTCAAGTCGTTCTTCCGTATGGTTACACCACATCTGACTCTGAAAGATATTCCGATGATTGTGGTGAATCATATTTACATGGAACAAGGTATGTTCCCGAAAGCTATCGTATCTGGTGGTACAGGTATCTACTATTCCGCTCAGAATATCTACATCGTCGGTCGTCAGCAAGATAAAGATGGTACTGATTTGATTGGCTACAACTTCATTATCAACGTTGAGAAGTCGCGCTATGTTCGCGAGAAGTCGAAGATTCCAGTGACAGTTTCGTTTGATGGTGGTATCTCTACTTGGTCTGGTCTGCTAGATATGGCAACCGAATCAGGTCACGTAGTCAAGCCAAGTAATGGCTGGTACTCGCGCGTCAATACTACAACTGGTGAAGTTGAAGAGAAGAAGTTCCGTATTAAAGATACAGATAGCAAAGAGTTCTGGCTACCAGTACTCGGCGACCCAACTTTCCAAGACTGGATTAAACAAAATTATCAGATCGCTAACGGTGCCATCATGAGTGATGATGAAGTCAGCGAAGTGTTTGATGGAATTGAAGATTAATGATTGAACAACTAATACTGTCGAATCTTGCATTCAACGAAGAGTATAGTCGCAAGGCTCTACCCTTTGTTCGAGAAGAATACTTTGCAGATGATTCCCAGCGACTTGTTTATCAAATCGTAAAGGAATACATCGACAAGTACAACGCGCTTCCTACTCGGGAAGCGTTGGCTATTGACCTGTCTGGTAAAGACGGAGTCAATGGCGTGCGCTTTGAGCAAGCCAAGAAACTAATCGGCGACTTGGCTACCGAAGAACACACAATGGATTGGCTGGTTGACAAGACTGAGAAGTTCTGTCAGGACAAGGCAATCTATAACGCGATTATGCAGTCCATTAAAATTATGGACGACAAAACCGAATCGTCGCGTGGCGCGATTCCGAAGCTTCTTTCGGACGCTCTCGGTGTCAGCTTTGACACTAACATCGGTCACGACTTCCTTGAAGATTATGAATCTCGTTTTGACTTTTATCATCGCAGAGAAGAGCGTATCGAATTTGACTTAGATTACTTGAATCGTATCACTAAAGGTGGACTTCCGAGGAAAACCTTGAATATCATTCTTGCTGGTACAGGTGTGGGTAAGTCCCTCGCTATGTGTAGCTTTGCTTCGGCTAACCTGATTAAAGGTAAGAATGTGCTCTATATTACTATGGAGATGGCAGAAGAGAAGATTGCTGAAAGAATTGACGCAAACTTACTCGATACGAATATTCAAGATCTTGAATCGCTGCCACGCGACACCTATCAAAAGAAAGTTGACCGAGTCCGTCAAAAGACTGTTGGTAAACTAATTGTCAAGGAGTTCCCAACCGCTTCGGCTGGCTCTGGACATTTCCGTCATTTGTTGAACGAGCTTCGTCTAAAGAAGAACTTCGTTCCAGATATTATCTATATCGATTATCTTAACATTTGTTGTTCGTCCAGAATTAAGTCTGGCGCCAATGTCAACAGCTACACTTACATTAAGGCTATCGCTGAAGAACTTCGCGGTCTTGCCGTAGAATTTAATGTACCAGTTGTATCTGCGACCCAAACTACACGAGGTGGATACAGCAACACCGACGTAGGATTGGAAGACACTTCTGAGTCTTTTGGTTTGCCAGCGACCGCTGACTTGATGTTCGCTTTGATTTCATCCGAGCAACTAGAGTCCCTTGGTCAATTGATGATTAAGCAGTTGAAGAACCGTTATAACGATCCGACATTCCACAAACGATTTGTTGTTGGTGTTGACCGCGCAAAGATGCGCCTGTATGACGTCGAACAATCGGCGCAATCCCTAAGCAACGAAGAGGATAAACCTGCGTTCGATAATAGTGAATTCGGAACAAGAATGAAAACTAGCGAAAACAAAGGAAAATTCAAGGAACTTCAGTTCTAATGTAAGTCCTTGATTTATAAGGGTTTTCAACCCACTGATTTTCCTAGCTATTTTAAGACCCTTGCAAGTCATTGATTTGTAAGGGTTTTATTGTTTTATTCAGTGTGCGTTTCGCGGTATAATAGGTGTATCTGAAAGGAGTATCGCTTATGTCCGAACAATCGTTTTACGAATACAACTCATCTAAAGAATATCTCGCGCGTCTAATCGCAACCGAGAATATCAACATTGTCCGCTCGCCCGACTTCGCTACTGCGTCCTTCGATCCGAAGACGCGCACGATGTATATGCCAATCTGGAAAACCAGCGAGGAAGTTTATGACCTGCTGACTATTCACGAGATGGCGCATGCGCTCTATACTCCAGCTGATGGCTGGCACACTGCGGTTGTTAATGACCCGAACCTTAAAGGCTATCTCAATATCATCGAAGATGCTCGCATTGAGAAAACTATCAAGCGTCGTTTCGCTGGCGCATCTAACACTTTCCGCGAGGGTTATGGTCGCCTGAACGAAGACGACTTCTTTGGCATGAAGAAACACAACGTCGATGTCAATACTGCTTCGCTTATTGACCGCATCAATATCTACTACAAACTCGGCTCGCTCGTGCACGTTCCGTTTAACGACGAAGAGCGCGACTGGCTATTCAAAATCGACCAAGCTGAAACTTGGGAAGATGTTGAGCGCATTGCTCGCGAACTGTACGCATACGCTAAGGAACAGGCTCAGACCAACGAAACTGAAATGCTGATGCAGGAAGTTTCTGGTGGTGCTAAAGAAAGCAAAGGCAGTGGTGACGGAATTGAATCAGACGATGAAGATCCGAACGAAGCTACTGGTAAAGATGCTTCAGTTGACGGTATCAGTTCTGTCACTGATAAAGAATACCGCGAACGCATGTTTAACCTCGAGAACAACGCAGCACAGAAAGGTAACAAAGATACCTTTATGAAAGTTGGTAATGTGAATCTGAAAGACTGGGTGATTCCTGCTAAACAATCGCATGCAGTTCTCAACCACGCATTTTCTAACCTTACTTCTGGCATCAACAATTCCACCAACGAAATGTTGGCTCAACAAACTGTCATCGTGAATACGATGGTGAAGGAATTTGAGTCCAAGAAACGCGCAACTTCGTATGCTCGCACTCAGTATTCTAAATCTGGTCGTCTTGATATGAAGAAACTTTCCAAGTATCAGTTGTCAGATGACATCTTCCGTCGCAACATTATCGAACACAAAGGTAAGAACCACTCGATGGTAATGATTGTTGACTGGTCTGGCTCTATGAGCAACCAGTTGATTGACACTGTCATTCAAACTATCAACCTCGCTATGTTCTGTCGCAAGGTTGGTATTCCGTTCTCGGTTCAGATCTTCGCTAATCGCATTCCTAGTTTCTCAACTGGTAAACCGCAAGAGCAAGACGGAGACTACGGTGTACATAATAATGTGACTATGTTTGAGATGCTGTCTTCTGAATCTACTGCTTCTGAATTCAAACAACACATCGCTAACTTCTATGCAATCTCTGTGTACGAGGGTGCCAACTACTGGGACAGCGAGTTGCAAGCCAAATATAGTTGGCTTCCGCGCGACAGCGTTATTCGTGATGGTGACTTTAGTTGTTTCCATCTCAACGGTACTCCGCTGAATGCTGCGCTGTTTATCACCTCTGAGTATGTAAAGCAGTTCCGCGCCAAGCACAAATCTGAAGTCACCAACGTTATTGTTCTGACTGATGGTGAATCTGGTAGCAATCGCAATCTGTGGTGGGGTAGTTCGTATCACATCTTTGATCCGAAAACTGGTGTCACCTATCGAACTGCTCACGACCGCAACTGTGAAACGCATCTGGGTTTTGATTTGATTCGCGACCGCAATCATGGTCGTGTAAACATTATCGGTTATTACATCTCCGACACTCGCTCTGTCTTAAACACTGCGCGTCAGTGGAGCGGTGACTACTCCGCCAAACTCAAGAATGGGTTTGCTGTAATTCATAAAACCAAAACGTTCCGTGCTGACCGTTTCTTCCTCGTGTCTAACAAGAACATTGTTGTCAACGACGAATGGGATTTTGACTTTGATGATTATGTCGTCGGTGGTAAAGAACAGGAACACGATCCGACTGCACCTGTTCCTCCGAAGAAACAAAAAGTTATCAAGAACGAGGAAGCTATCGTCAAAGAAATCAAAAAATCTTTTGCTTCACACTCTCAATCTAAACGAGATAACCGCGTCATTCTGTCGAAATTCATTGATGACATCGCTGCTAAAATTGTATAAGGATAACCATGCGAATCACATCTTGTAAAGTACCAAAGAAACTAAAACCATACACTAGGAAAGCAGTTAAGTTTTTCGTAGACAATATTCCTTCTGATAAGAAGTTTGCGTTTGGTCACGTTCATGTTGAGTTTGTGTCAAGCAACACTCATGCTGAAGCATGGTGCGATCCGCACATTCCAGACCACGGTACTAAACCAGAAGAGTTTAGCATCGAAGTAAACCAGAAGATGTTTAAGAAAGACTTGACTCCGCAACAATATACGGAAATCTTATTCCACGAATTGACTCATGCTTGGCAGTTCGCAACTGGCAAACTTGTAATCAAAAACTATCGTGTAGCAAAGTATGGAAGAAAGAACTATGACCTGAAGGAGTTTGAGTATTTTCTTCAGCCATGGGAAGTTGAAGCATACGGATATCAATACTGTCTGAACCGCTTGTTCTGGGATGTCTGACAGGAGCCGTAGTCTGCTAAGTCATTGATTTCATTAGAACTTTAAGTCATTGATTTTGCTAGATATTATAGAATTACTGTGTATTATTTTACTTCGCAGTCTAATTCAGTTATACTATGTTTGTAAGTTGAAAACCACACCTCTACCAAGGAATATACTATGAAAGTTAATCAAATCGAATTTTTGTCAAAAGCTGCGGAAATGTTTCCGAATAAAACGGAATTCACTCGCGCCGAACTGTCTGCTGTTGAAGAACAATGCGGTCGTTCTTATGGGTTTATCGCTAACGATAAATCTCTGCGTGTCGGTCGCGGTACTTACATGCTTCCGAGTATGCACCTCGCTGTCAACAACACTCAGCCTGTGAAAGTTCCGATGAGTATCGCGAAACAAGAAGAACTCAAACGCGCAGCCAAAGTGACTGCTCCTGTCGTTGAGAATATCGTTCACACTGAACGTCGTGTCGCTTCTAATACTTTTGACACCAACGTTCCTGAGAAGAACAAGAACTACGTCAAGTTCGGTCACTATGCTGACCTGAAACGTATCATCGACTCCAACATGTTCTATCCTGTCTTTATTACTGGTCAATCTGGTAATGGTAAGACCGCGATGGTCGAGCAAATCTGTGCCGAACTGAAGCGCGAAATGTATCGCGTCAACTTCACTCCGCTGACCGACGAGTCTGACCTGCTCGGCGACAAGACGCTGGTCGATGGCAACGTCATCTTCGAAGAGGGTGTTGTTATCACTGCTGCCAAACGTGGCGCCATCCTGTTGCTCGACGAAGTTGACTACGCAACCGCGCAAGGCTTTACTGCTCTGCAATCTATTCTCGAAGGTAAACCGTTCCTTAACAAGAAGACTGGTGAGATGGTGTATCCTGTTCCTGGATTCAACGTCATCGCTACCGCGAACACCAAAGGTAAAGGTTCGGAAGACGGTCGTTTCGTTGGTACGCAGTTCCTGAACGAAGCATTCCTTGAGCGATTCTCTATCACCATGGAGCAGGAATATCCGACCAAGAAAACCGAAGCTAACATCCTGACTCAAGAATTCTTTGACACCCTTGGTGACAAGCAAGAAGAGTTCGTCGGCTATCTGACCGACTGGGCTGAAACTATCCGTAAGACTTTCGATGATGGTGGTGCTAACGAAACCATGTCTACTCGTCGTCTGCTTCATATCGCTCGTGCGTATGTGATGTTCAAAGACCGACTGAAAGCTATCAAGCTGTGCGTTGCTCGCTTCGATACTGACACTCGTGACAGCTGGCTTGACCTTTACACCAAGATCGATCCGACCACAAGCAAGAAGAAGCCTGATGCTTCTGCGACTGAACCTAAAGTGGAAACCGCAGAAGACGCTATTGCTTTCTAACTAAATATTGGTAGTGGTACTTGAGCCACCTTCGGGTGGCTCCTTTTTGTTTGGAGAAATTATGATTGGCAAAGGAAACATCTCGGCGAAGATTATCGCTGACTCTATCTCACCTGATGACGTGAGACTCACAACATTCGAACTTGAGTATCCGCGCTTTATTCACGCAGAGTTCATGACGCACCGCCTATTCTCGCGCAATGCTGCGAGTTCTCGTGCCATTCCAGTCAGCAAGATGATTGACTTGGTAGAAAGCAATACAGCCAAACCTATTCACTGGGGCAAGAACCAGCCAGGAATGAGTGCGAAGGAAGAACTAAGCGCAGAAGAAGGAACGATGATTTGGTTGCAGGCTATGAAGTCTGCGGTTGAATATGCTAATCGTTATGCGTTTGCTGGCTATCACAAACAGCTAGTGAATCGCATCCTTGAACCATTTACTATGATTAAAGTTGTTTGTACCGCTACTGAGTTTGACAATTTCTTCTGGCTACGCAATCATCCTGACGCGCAACCAGAGATTCACGAACTAGCTGTTGTGATGTGGGAAGAATACAACAAGAGCAACATTCAGAATATTGGTGCTAATGAATGGCACGTTCCTTACTACGCTGACGGTAAGTGGTCGTTCGATTCAGAGGATACACTAGAAGACGCGCTGGCTATCTCGTCGTCTTGTTGCGCTCAGGTATCCTACCGCAGACTAGATGACTCGCTTGAGAAGGCTCGCGATATCTTTAAGCGTCTGGTAGAATCAAAGCCAGTTCATGCTTCGCCGTTTGAGCATCAGGCTACACCGCTGACGTATGGTATGGCTGGTGATGTTCAAGTGAAAGGAACGACTGGATTTGACAACAAAGGTAATGCTTGGTCTGGCAACTTCCGACAGTGGATACAACACCGTCAATTGATTGAAGACCACACCTGCTGGTCCTACAAAAAGTAACAAAGGGAGCTTCGGCTCCCTTTTTACCTAAATAGATTACGCAAAAAGGAAGATCTATGATTGGATTTAACAAATATCTCGTCGAAGCAAAGAACACACACATGGAACATCTTGAAGATAATGTTCTAAACGGTGGTGTTGATGGAGCAAGACAATCAATTAACTTTCTTCAGTCACTACGCGACATGCTTGCTGGTAATAGCAATGTAAAAGTAAACACCACTGTGAAGTGGGATGGCGCACCTGCTGTATTTGCTGGCATCGATCCTCGTGATGGCAAGTTCTTTGTAGCCAAGAAAGGTATCTTTAACAAGAATCCTAAAGTCTATAAGACACCAGCTGAAGTGCGCGCTGATACATCGGGCGACCTAGCTGATAAACTTGTAACCTGTCTAAAGTATTTACCTGAGTTGGGCATCAAAGGTGTTATCCAAGGTGACCTGATGTTTACTCAGTCAGACTTAAGAACGCAGGAAATTGGCGGTGAATCTTGTGTGACATTTCACCCAAACACTATCGTCTATGCAGTTCCTACCAAAACTAAATTAGCAAAACAGATTCAGAGTGCTAAGATGGGAATCGTCTGGCACACAACTTATACTGGCAGTTCTTTTGAAACAATGAAAGCCAGCTTCGGTAAAAACATTAAAAGTAAATTAAAAGCAAGCAAAAATGTCTGGTTTGATGACGCGACTTATCGCGATGTGACTGGTACAGCTACCATGACGCAAACTGAAACCGAAGAAGTTACAAAGGTTCTTTCTAGGGCTGGTACATTATTTCAAACTATCAAGCCAGCTATTCTAAATGGCTTTGCTAATGATGAAGAACTGCTTATTATGACTAAGACTTTTAACAACAGCAAGATTAGAATGGGTCAACCTATTATTGATAATGGCGCATCTCACGTTCGTGGTCTAGTTCAGTTCATCACCGACAAGTTTCAGAAAGATGAAGACTCAAAGAAAACTGAAGCTGGTAAGCAAGCAGTTCGTGAAAGAAAACAAAGAGTATTAAAGTTCTTCAGCAACAACGATCCTATGGAAATAGCCAAGGTGTTTGACTTGATGAAACTACTCGTCGAAGCCAAGATTGTTATTGTTTCTAAAATGAACAAAGCAGAAGGCATCGGTACATTCTTAAAAACAGCTGTAGGATTTATGGCTACAAGTCAAGAAGGATACGTTGCTATTGATCATACTGGCAAGAACGCAGTCAAAATTGTAGATCGTCTTGAGTTCTCGCGCGCAAACTTCTCACCAGATATACTAAAAGGTTGGCAAAGATGAAAAAGTTTATTCCTTTCTTACTTGAAGAATCTTGTCCTGTTGCTACACAGGATATTCATGTAAACCTAGAAAATCGTCAGCATGCAATCGACGAATACTATTATGGTCCAGCTAATCCTAACGAGCCAGGAAATTACTGGAAAGATGCAGCCAAACGATGGAAGATTGACGAAGCTACTGCCAAAACTATGAAGTGTGGAAATTGTGCTGCGTTTGATGAGTCACCGAAGATGTTAAAGTGTATTGAATCTGGTATTGTCAATGATGTTAAGCACGTTGACGGTGAGAAGACTGTTGATTTAGCAGAGCTGGGTTATTGTAATCTGTTTCACTTCAAGTGTGCTGCCAGTCGATCTTGCACCGCTTGGCTAGTAAATGGACCAATTAAATGAGATTGTTTGAATCAAAGACCGCCAGCCTGACAATATTTGATATTGATGACACGCTATTCACCACAGATACTAAGATCCATATCGTAAAGGGTGGCAAGCGCATCAAGTCGCTGACTCCTGCTGAGTTCAATGTGTATAAAGTAAAGAGCGGAGAGTCACTTGACTTCTCTGACTTTCGCAGTGCCGAGGTGTTTCAGAAAACAGCCAAGCCGATCGCCACGGTGTTTAAGACAGCCAAGTCTATCATCTCGCGATTCAGCGCATTTGCTAACAAGAAGATAGTCATCGTCACTGCTCGCGGCGATCTAGACGACAAGAACGTGTTCCTTGATACATTCAAGAAGTATGGCTTCGATATAAGTAAAGTATATGTTCACCGCGCTGGTAATGTCGGTGGCGCTGACTCAGCCCAAAACAAAAAGGTAGTCATCCGAGAACTAATCAAGGATGGTAAGTATGAAATGGTTCGCCTGTTTGACGACGCCAAATCAAACCTAGATGCACTACACGAACTTGAATCTGAGTTCCCAGAGATGAAATTTGAGACCTTTTATGTTGACCATTCAGGGTCCATCTCAAGGTATAAAACCACTAAATAGTTTCATGTAAGGTGATGGAGAATTGTTATGTCCGACAATAAGGAGAAAACATTTATGACATCGCTAAAAGACATGTTAAGAAATACCTTTACTGGTAAAGATAATCAAACACTAGATCTAGGTCGTTTACTATGGGCAAAGGGTGTGTTTGTTTATTTCGCCCTAACAATGTACGATCTTTACAACAATGGTAAGTTTGATGCTATGGATTGGGCAACTGGTCTTGGCATCGTTCTCGCTGCTGGTGGTGCTGCTCTAGCTATGAAAGCTAAGACTGAACCAGAACAACCACCTGCACCAAAGAAATAAAATTAAGGAAACTGCAGTATGAATCTAATCATCGACAACTACGAAACTAAAAACTTTGACATCTCGCCACTTGCATCAGAAGCATTCTCTGCTCTGGCTGCGCGTAAGTTTGATGAAGAACTAGGTTTAGTTCGTGAAGCTGCTCAACACTTGGACAAAGCATTAGCTGTTGTTCGCAAGACAACTCTTGGTCGTAAAACTACAGACCAAGATCTTGACAAATTTGATGAGTATGCGTCACAAGCTGAAGAAATCCTAGACGAGTTGGGCGAATTAGAAGAGCACTATTATATCCGCGACTTCCACGAAGCAGGTATGATTAACTGGTACGAAATTGATATGTCAGAGATCGAAGAACTCGACGAACCAGATGCAGTATATGACGAATATGATGACGAAGAATCTGACATTGATGTCGACGATATTGATGATTATCCAGAAGACACCGAATATGGTGCACCAGAGGAACTGGACTTCGAAGACAAAGATTAATTTTTACTAAATAGTATGTGGCTCAGAAAGCTAAGGCAATCCTGGAGATAAGATGAAGTCCTTTAT